TTGCCCAACATCCTACTTTTTGACTTTGGGAAAAACTAGCGGCATCATTTGCAATATTTACCTCGTTGATGGCTTTAGAAATTTCTTCTCTGATAATTTGTCTTAGTTCTGATTGTTTCATAAGTAATGTAATTTATTATAAATATTAAAATTTTAAGAAGATAATTGTTTTTGTTTTGATTCAGTGTATACTTGTATATCTAAAGTAAGGGCCAAACATAAAGATTCTATATATCTCCAATCTTTTATAGTCATTTGGATTAAAACCTCATCAGGAACATTATTTACAAAATCAAAAATATTTTCATAAATATCATTCTTCATATTCCAAATCTTTTAACCATTGAGGTTGTTTTTTCTTTGGTTTAAATTTCTTTTGAAATTCTTTCAACCAAATGTTAAGAGTTTCTAGTTTTTGTTTGTTTGAAGTTTTACTCATAGTTACTTTCCTTGTCCTACATTTAATTTTTTATATAATTTGCTTTGTTTTAGTTTACTAGTTTTAGTTTTAGCGTGAATACCTTTTCTTTTAACTTTAGGGTTTTGATCTTTTATTGGTACTGATGATGTTGATTTTCTTCCTGCCATATACATACATACGACATGATTATGTCAAAGTTTAATCCATTTATCCTTATAGTTTTTAACTGAACCAACATACAGAGCATATTCATTTTTAATTGGTTTACCTGAATTATATGCTCCTGCAACCAATGTCCAATCATGATAAATGTTATGCCAATATTTGAGCATTTTCATACTTATTTGAACATTAAAATCTACATTATATAAAAGTTCATTTTCTGTTACTTTTTTACCAGCAAAATAATGAGCATACCTTGGAATAATTTGCATAGCCCCTTTAGCACCTGCAAACGAATGTTGGGCCGGATTATAATTCCAATGAAATGGGCCTTTATAGCCTGTTTCTTTATATGCTATATTATAAGCAACATATTTAGGAATCTCAAAACTGTCACTCCATTTCTCGATTGATTCATACATTTGAAGTGAAACAACAGAATTAATTTTCTGTTCAAGAGAATCGATTCGTTTGTTTGTATTATACAATACCAAACTCATTTTTCCATATATTAAAACTGATAATATTCCTATTACCAGTATAATATACCAAAGTTTTATTTTTCCAAAAAAGTTCATTGCTCTACAGTACTTACGATTTTAGAGGCATATATTTTAAATACTGCTTTTCCTACAGAATCGCTATAAATTACATATTGACCTGTTTTGCGGTCCATAATAATTAGTTTGTCTTCAGAGTCTACAGCAATCCTTACTTCTTTGTTTAGGATGGTTTCATTTACTGCTTGAGGTTTTACTTTCAATTCTTGAAAATAATACCCTAGCCCAAACCCAGCAATCAAAGTAGTTACTACAATGAGTGAGTTCATAAATCGAATAGCGATTGTTTTGATTTGTTGTTTATTAATTTTCATAACTTTATTGTTGTGTTTTTAATATACGAAAGAAATTTGAGGAAACCAAATTATACAGAAACTTTTTTAGGTCTTCCTCTCCTCTTTACAGTAGGTTTGGATTTTAAAATATTGATAGAATCAACTATTTTCTGACATTCCTCATACCATTCTTCTTTTTCATAGACAGGAAGATTATCATTCAAAATATCAATAAAATTAGCTCTATCGGCTGTTAAATCCAATATTTCACCTTCTTCAACACAATTCACAGACAAAACATGGATATGTTTTTTAGAAGTATTAATATTTTTTAAAATACTATCAACGATGGCCTTAGATATTCTAATATCTTTTTTATCAACCAATTCTTGAAATTCTTCTGAATTGTTAACGGTTATTTCTAGTCCCATAAGTTTAAAAAATTAGTATTTATGTGCTTTTCCCTCAATTTATCAAATTTTTCTTGATTTTCCAACATTTTTGTTGAAAGTTTTTCAATTTGATTTCGTTTTTGATTTTCAAAATCATTCACTATGGAATCATGTTTTTTATGTTTTCCTCTTTTTAGTAAAGGAATTTGTTTCTTACCCACACCAATAAATATTAAAATTTTTTAAAGACGAGATACAAACTCGCTACCATCTTCAGGTGGTTTGGATTCATATAATCCTAATTCTTTTAAACGTTGTTGAGTATAAGAATCTATTTCCCAATCAACTTTAGATTCATTTTTAACAACATGATCTTCAATACCATCTAATTGTTTGTTTGTAAACAAATCTCCTTGGTATAAGAAGAAACAATTGTAACACAATAATTCTAAATTATTTAGAGTATAATGTTGTTTATTTCCATTTTTAAAATTTAATAAAATAGGTACTTTATAATCTATAACTCTATGTTCTTTAAACCCACACCTATTACATTCTTCTTTTAAATACCCTTCTTTTATTAATCGTCTTTTAATTTTATTTGGGTCAAAAGATGATGGGTCTATTCTACCTTCAAGTAAATCTTTTAAAGCAAAATCTTTTTTAGAATGTCCATCCCTTAAAAACTTAGAAATTCCTTTACCTGAGGGGTTTTTGTGTTGTTCAAATAAATTAGCATAACCTGGTTCTGTTGCTTCATAAAATTTCATCCATTTTTTCATATGGGTATATGAAACATTCAAATACCTTGCCCCAGCCCTAACAGATTTAGTTTTGGCCATGGCCGCTAATATAATTTCTTTTCCTAGGGGTTTTGGTAGAGGCATTTTAATCTTCTAAATTATCAAGTAATTTTGTTTTATTTTTCCTGATCTTGTTTTCAGCTTCAATATATGCTTTATAATCCTCGTGTTCCAAATGAATGGTTTCTATCCAAGTATGGTCACCTTCTCCTTTCATCACAGTAACAACTCCTTTTTTCTGCACCTCCGAACAACTTACACACTTTGTAGTATTAGGTAATACTTTCAGTCTTAGAGGGTGTATGGGTTGTTTACACTTTACACATAGTTTATCCATTTTTATCTAGTTTTTTTAAAAAATTCCAAAGTTCATTAATTGTTTTTATATACACTTGTTTTGTTTCTTCATTTTCCTCATCCAACTCAATAGGCAATAAATTACCCTCTTCATCAAACCTATGATATAACCACCATAAAATTATTTCTGCTTTGACTTCTCCATACATTAAAAATATCAATTGTTCTATAATAGACCAATATGGGTCAATATAAGAAGATACATCTATTCCAAAATTTTCAAATAAAACTAAATCCCTTTTATTACAAAATTCTAAACTCTCTATAAGTTGTTTAAACTCATCTTTTTCAGATAAATTAGTTTTCCTAGGATTTATATTTATATGTTTCATAGAATTTGTTTAACACCAAATATTTTTAAAAATTCTTTCAAAGACAATTGTTTTCGATTAGCAAAACATTTTGCTGCTCCTAACCTAGATATATCTACTACTTTTCCTATTGTTTCCTTAGTAGAATCTTGTTTGTTGTAAAAACCGTATATCATAATTTAATGTATTTATTTTGTTGTTCTTCTAATTTATTAATAGTTATTTTTAAGTTTCCTAGTTGAAATTGTCCTACTTCACCTGAAGTTTTTATTATGTCATTTAGTTGTTGGATATAAATATAATCTTGTTGGGTAAAATTATTTCCATTAATCTCAACTATTATATCTTCTCCATTATTAAACCAGTATTTTAATAATTGTTCTAGTTCTGGGGGGGTGTTTGTTGTTATTAGTTTTTTATTGTAAACAACATTGTATTCTGAATTTCTAAATCCCCATTTTTTAATAAAATTTATGTTTGATTGGTGTTCTGTTTCTTGGTAGTTACCTATTCTTGAGGTTTTACTTACAAAATGGTAAACATGGGCTGAACTAACTTTATGTTCAAATCCTGCTATTTTGTACCTTAAATGAAGGTCATCATCAGCACACCACATTTGGGGGGGGTAAAAAGTTTTATTATCTATTCCTATATAATCTTTTTTCATACACCCAAAAAATAATTGTGAACCTCCATCAATTAATTTTTCTTCAATATTAAAACCTAGGAATTTTTCTTTATTAAAAAATTCTAAGTCCTCACCACAATCCAAAATTATTTTGCCTGGGTATGTGTCTTTGTATGTTGGGGGTTCTATTCGTGTATATGTAGTTATTCTATTTTCAGAAATATCATTATCCATTTGTTCAACAAAACCAGGTTTGATAAACATATCATTATGAAGTAAAATAATTTTATCACCAGTGGCTTTAGATACAGCATTATTATAATTAGTTGCTAAATCTACATTATTATTTTCCTCAACAATAATTTCAATATTAGGATAAATGTTTTTAATATTTTCTAATATGTTTTTAGTATATTTTTTACTAACGGTTGTGGTTGGGATTATTAAAGAAATCATAATATCATTTTTTAAATCCCCAAAAATATAAATCACAATGGTTGGTTTCTACTTCAAATTCATATTTACTAAATGAGGCATCAATATCAATGCATTTTCTAATATCTTCTTCTGTTAAATTTTTATAATAATCATTATCCCAATTTTCTCTTATAACATTAGGCATTGTTTTCCAATTAGAGAATTTTTTCTTGCTTTCTTCCTCTAAGGAAATGGTTCCATGAACTGGTCTCCCAGTAGTAGCACAAGTAAACAAAAACAACCCTCCAGACTTAAGTATTCTATAAGTATTTTGGATTGTTTCTTTATAAAATGGGTTATGTTCAAAACACTCACATGAAATAATAACATCATATGAGTTATTTGGAGCATCATATTCTTGAGCAGGACATACAATATCTACACCGGGGCCTGGACCTAAATCTAGACCTTGATAATCACAGTTATTGAAAAATTGGTCTTCAGTTCCGCAAACATTAAATGTTCCTATTCCTAAAACCTTTTTATTCTCGAAATACTCAGGGAATTGAGATTTTACTTTGTTTACATAATTTATTTGTTCTTTATGAGCCATATGTTATAATATTTTTTTGTTTAAGGCTTTCTATTCCCACAGAAATATAGTTTGACAAGTGTTTTTCAAATTCTATTCTTTGATTTGGAACATTGTTTATTTTTAATCTATCTCTATAATATTTAGTAAATCCATCGGCTTTATTTTCCAACAACGGACCTGATGGATACATCCATATTGTTTCTCCCCTCAAGAGATATTGTTGATAATCAACTCCATTACCTTTAGCATAATTAGAGATAATCATTGAATAATAATCCCAAGGACCATATCCTGTCCATTCTTTTTGAATAGGACATAATTCTTCATAAAAGGCTTTATTATATAAGTCAAACCACCCAGCAAATTTACTTCTAGATAAAGCTTCTATTTGGATAGTTTGACCTTTTGTTTTATTATTATATCTAATATCAAAAGTATCTACTTTTAAATAATCTGAATAAGGTATATTTAAATATTCTGGATTGGTTATTATATCCCAATCATTATCTCCTACTTTAGATACTTGGGGAGTAATAACAAAATATTTATTTTTTATTTGTTTGGCTGCCTCAATCATATATGTTAGAGCGTATTCACTAAAATAAGTATCAGGGCATATACTTACATAATAATCTATCTCAGGAGATATGGCTTTTTTCTGATGGTCTAAATGTCCATATTTTTTATCACCTTCATATATGAAAGTATTTACTTTATAATCATTTAATAATAAAAGTAAAGTATTAAATTTATCTATAAAATAATCCTTAGGTAGTTGGCTTTCTTCCCAATTATATAAATAACTTGTCAAGTTCAATTCCAAATCAACAGTAATGTTTTCTTCCTTAGGTAAATAGTATTTAGATTTTTTTAATTGAATAGCCATTAATAAAGCATAATCAATATCCCAAGGCATTATATGACTTAATATCTTAATATTCATTTTTTAATTTATTGTATGTGTTTATAATACCTTGTTTTAATCCAATAAAATTTAATCCTAAATTAGTAAATTCTCCTTTATAATCTGTTACTAATTGTTTACTATTAAATATAATATCAACTTTATGAGAATCCAAGTTATTTATAAGAGAAGAAATTTCAGATAATTTTAAAACATAATTATAATTACAATTTATATCTTTAGGGAGATTATCATTTGATATATAATATTTTACCAAAGTAACTAAATCATCCATATAAAAGAAATCCATTTTTTTATCTTCAAAAATTTCAATATGTTGATGATTTATATATTTTTTAATGTTTGTTTTTATAAAACGAGTTTCTAATTCATTTTCATCAAAAACAGCAAATATCCTTAAATTATAAAATCTATCGATTTCAGATATTGAATTTGATATTACTTTTTTACTTAAACCGTAAGGAGATTCTGGTTGGTAAATTTCTGCCCCTGAACCAAAATGTATTAATTTGTTAAAGCTGTTTTTACAATTTAATAAATTATAATACATTTTCAAATTGTTATCCATAGATTGGAACCCATCAGATTTCAGTCTACTTCCTCCACTAGCAGCACAATGTAGTACTACATCAAATTTATATTTTGAGAAATATTTTAAAGTTTCGAATGAATTAGATAAATCAAAATCTTTTCTTGAAATCTTTATAACAACAAAATCTTTTTTTAAAGCATTATATAAAGAATTTCCTATATAACCATCCCCTCCTGTAATTAATATTTTCATCTAGATAAATTTAAATAGGATGGTTTGTTATTATATATAAAATCATTAAAAATTTCATTAGTAAATTCTTTTGGTTTAAATAAAGCTAAATTTTTAAAATTTGATAAAATATCAATATCTTCTTCAGCCCAGTGTGAAAAACCTAAATATCCATATTCTTTATCTCTACCTCCACCCACAATTTTTACATATATATTTTCATGATTCAAATAATTTCTTATTAATTCAAAAGGTCTATAAATTGCAAAAGGAGTTATTGAATAAACTATAGGAATTTTACCTTCCATAGCCATTCCTATTGCTACTCCCATCATTAATTGTTCAGCTGATAAAGTATTGTAAAATCTATCAGGATAATCTATTTTAATTTTATCCCACATTCCATACCCTAAGTCTCCAGTTAATAAAATAATATTTTCGTTTTGGGACATTTCTGAATGTAGCATTGAGGCAAATTCTTTTCTCATATTAATTTATAGTCCTCCTCTGACATTACATGATAATGAGCATTGATACCTTTTAAAAAGGGGTATTGATTAACTGATGTATATCTTAGATTTATATTAGGTAAAAAAGATAATAATCGTTTACTTAAATATTCAATATCTATTTTATCATAAGCAGCATAACCATTTATATTAACATATACTTCTATATTTTTTATGTTTTGTTCATAAATAAATCTCAAAGATTCCCAAATAGAACCTTCAGCAGCTTCCCCATCACTAATTAAAACATAAACTTTACGCCTAGGATTAGCTAATGCTCTACCTACTGCTATTGTTATTCCTAAACCCAAACTTCCTGTGGAACAATATAATCCATTTTTTTCATCTCTGTGAGGATGACCACCATGTTTTTTAAATAATTCTTCAGCATTTCTACCTTCATATGCTTCTAAAACAACATATAAAGCTAAAGAGGCATGTCCTGAAGATAGAATGAATATGTCTTCTGGGTTTTTCTTTTTATATATTTCTTCTATTATTTCTAAACTAGAGATATATGAGCCTAAATGACTTAACTTATTTTTATAAGCTATTTCTAATATACGTTTTTTTAAATCCATTATTTATTAAAAAATTCTTTAATTTTATCACAAACATAATCTACATCTTCAGTGGTCATACCATGATGAGCACCCAACAAGAATCCATTCTTCATAATAATATCTGAGTTGGTAAATGGTTGTAAAAATTCTCTGTATGCTGGGTGACGTGTTACATTTCCTGCAAATGTTACACGAGTTTGAATGTTGTTGTTTTCTAAGAAGTTAAGTAATTCATAACGTCTTTCAGTTTGTAGAGGAATTGCTAACCAGTTTGGTTTAATAGAATCATCAGGTAATAAAATTTCCTCTACATCTTTAAGATTTTCAATGTAACGTTCAATATTTGATCTTCTAATTTGTTCAAATGTTTTAAAACGTTCTAATTGAACTAAACCAAAGGCAGCATTCATTTCAGATGATTTAAAATTATATCCTAAAACACTGTATAAAAATTTATGGTCATAAGGAATATCATCTACCATATGATTAAAACGTTCAGACATAATTTCAGAATCACCTCCTAATCTACCCCAATCTCTAAATTGTAAACAAACATTTACTAATTTTTTATCATTAAACATTACCATTCCACCTGAACCACCAGCTGTAATGACATGTGAAGCATAAAAACTAGTAGTGGCAATATCTGATTCAGGAGTATATGTCACAGTGTCTGCAGAATCTTCAATTAGGATTATGTCAGGCCTGCCTAAATATTTTAAATCATTTTTTAATTTTTTCCAATCGGGTTTATTACCAATCAAATTAGGTAACATAATTACTTTAACATCAGGAGTAATAGCATTAATAACTTGTTCAATAATAGCTACATAACTATTTAATCCTACATCTACAAATACAGGTTTTAATCCTAATTGAACTATAGGAGCTAATGTTGTAGAAAAAGTACAAGCAGGAGTAATTACTTTAGTGCCTTTTGGTAATTGTAAACTAGCTAATGCAAGCAAACAAGCCGAAGAACCAGAATTGACAAATATTCCATATTTTTTACCAAAATATTTGGCTATTTTTTCTTCAAATTCAATAGATTTAGGTCCTTGTCCTCCTAACCATCCTGAACGTAGTGATTCTTCTACTGCTTTAATTTCTTCTTCCCCATAGGATTCAAATCTATAAGGGGCATACCAAATTTTCTTCATATCAATTTATTGTGTTTAAAAATGTTTGTAATTGTGTTTGCTATATTTTGCTCGTAATCTACGTAATCTAGAGCTAATTTCCAATTTTTATTAATAATTTCTTTTTTAGATTCATAAAAATCTTTAGTTAAATTATTTGATATGTAAATTAAATCATCAACGTTATTAAACGGTATAATACCTTCTATATCAAAATAATCTCCTATGTTTGAACACCCCCAATAAATTGGAATTGTTTTTAATAATAAACAATCCAATATTTTTTCAGTAAAATAACCCCTACATGAAACATTTTCAATTACTACACCAAATTGAGAATCTCCAAATATAAATTCTTTACCTAAACGAGCATTTTCAATATTATTTCTATCTCCGTAAGTTTCATAAAATTTAGTAGGAATATTAAATTCATTTTTCCTAGCAGTTACTTGGTGTCTTAATGAATGACCATAAGTTTTAAGTAATTTACCTTGTAAATGAGCTAACTTAAATTCTTTATTATGTTCTTTTTTATATTGGTTAGGTTTTAACCAAGTATGACCAAAAGGTTGATAAATAGCATTATCACAATTATTTAATATTTTGTCACTTTGAGTTAAGATTATTTGAAATAAATCTTTGTTTTGTATAACCCAATCATGTAAACCAAAATATTCATTTGGTTCTTGAAGAGATATTATATTAATTGAAGATAATTCACTTTGAGATTGGGGATGTGTTTCTACAAATAAAGAAAAATCTATATGAGATAAATGTTTTAATTTTTCTCTAAAAATAATTTCATCAAAATGAGCTACCTTCAGTTTCATGGGTAACTTTATCTTTTAAATTTACAAAATATCTAATGGCTTTACCTAATTCTGAGTAATTAGTGTGTTGTTTAACTAAAGCCTCAATAACTTCCATTCTTAAAACATCATGTTTTTCATTTAAACGTTGTTGTTCTAAATCTGTATAAACTTCTTTTTTATAATTCATAGGCTACTATAAAGTTGGTTTTGTTTTTCTTGTTTTTCTATTGTTTTAGGGTGATATAAACTAAATTCTTCTACCTCAGGTAAAAAAGCAAATGTTTTATATCCTGTAATTTTTTCGTGTACCTTATTTTCCCATTTAATGTTTGGGGTGTTTTTATAAATACGGGTTTGACCATCACAAAAATTAATCCATCCTTTTTCATTCATTTTCCATCCCCAAAGTTTTAGATGTTCTTCTGTTATACCTTCAACGGTATTGATACGAGATACAACCATTAAATCTATATCTGAGTTTTGTTCAATTATTGAAGGTAAATTTTCTATTAAATATTGATGAGGAATTTCGTCTGCATCAATCGAAAAGATCCAATCTCCTTCACACATTTCATTCATGGAATTTTTTAATTTTGAAAAATCATTATTGAAATCAAAACTATACCATCTAATAGGATAATTTTCTAGGGGATTATATGTAGTGCCAGGATTAAGTGATTGTAAATATTTAAAAACTTCATCCGAACCATTAACACAATCATAAATTATTACTATTTCATCTTCACTTCGTTTATAGGTTGTTATAACGTTTATTAAACGCTTAATTTCATCCAACTCAGTACATACTGTGATTCCATAAGATATTTTCATATATAACGTTTATTCAGGTAATACATCAATGTAAGTAAGGGCATCCATAAAATCACGTTCACCAAATTCCTTCATTGTTGACATATCCATTCTATTTTTATAAAATTGTCCTGGTTTACCTGGAATTGGGTATTTGGATTGTTCTTCCTGTGTTACGGGTACAGATTTAACTGCTGCCCACTTCCAATTTCGAATATTATTTCCATTAGCAAAAATCATTCCTTTATCAGGAACATTAATGGTTGAGGGCATCCAAACTTTTCCTTCGTTGTCGGTAAATAACAAATCTTTATAAAGTTCGGGTAAAATTGAAACTTGTTCTTCTAGGAATGTTTCACCTTCTTTCATTAGTGAATTTGAAATAAATCCACATCCATAACACATGTATGTTTTAATATCTTGATTTATTTCTTCTACGTAACACGCATCCGAAGAACATTTTAGGCAGTTAATAAGATTGTCCATTGTTTTAGTTATAAGTTATCATTGTTTTTATTCCAGGAAAAACTTCTTCCATGTAATTATCTCCACTTTCCATAAGATATCCATAATGATATCCTGCGTCCCAACAGTTCCATTTAAAAAATTTTCCATCACTTTTTCTTTTTACTACTATATCCCAAGAAGGACCATCAGAGTATTGATCAGTTCTTATTTTTTCTACAAAATCATAGATTTCATCTCTTAATTCCCATTTTGTTCCACCTGTGAAATCAAAATATTCTAATTCTTCTTTTGTTAAATAAATTATTTCTTTTTCCATATTACTTTTTTTTATCACAAATATTTTTATATTTTTCTAACAATTCTTTATTAGGATTTGAATTAATTATATTGTGTTTCACAACATAATTTTTTAATTTTTTACCTAAAAGTCTTTCGGCAGTCATTCTATTTAATTCTTTAAAAAAATAATTTTTAAAGTATTTATAGTTTTTAATAAAAGTTATTAAATTATCCATTTTGTTTTTCTGGTCTTTTAGGTAATTCGATTTTCTTGATAGTTGGTGGTTTTAATTTAATTTCTGAAGGAAACTCAGGTACATATTGGATTAAAATTTGATCTATTTTTTCCTTCATTTTTTCCCAACTGAAATTGGTTTTGCTGTAATGGGCTTGACGTTTGGCTTTATCAGTATAGTTTTTATAGTTTTCAAAAACATCTTTCAAATAAAAACCAATTTGAGCCAAATCAGGTGAAAACCAAAGTGAATCAGGGTGTAAAAATGGATTCTTTGTTGATGGGTGGATTTGAGTAAGCTGACCTCCTATCAAATTAGTAAATTCAGGATTCAAGAAATCCATTTGTCCTGACCATCCAGAACATATTAAGGGTTTTTTAACCATAGTAAACTCAAGTAATGGTCTACCAAAACCCTCTCCCTTGGTTAGACTAATCATGGCTTTTACTTTATGGTGATTGTATAGTTGATTCATTTCTTCATCTGTAAAATCTCCATGTAAAACATAAATGTTAGGTAAGTTTTCGGAATTTACCGTTTTGTGGATTTTTTTAATTTTTTTAAGAATTTCTTCTCTATCAACATAGGATGAACCAACTTGAGATGTTTTTAATATCAAAGCAGGTCTATTTTGTTTATTTTTAAAGGTTTCATAAAAAGATTTAATAAGAAGATTTACATTCTTACGATCTTCTCCCATGTCACCTTCCATGAAATGTCCAACAAACAAATAAGCAAATTTTTCTTTGATTGAATCTAAATTAATAGATTTCACTTGATGAGATTCAATTATTTTATAGATATCTGTTTGTACACCTTCAAACAATACTTCCACAGGTTTGTTTAGTTCAATTACTTGTTCTAAAACATTGGTTTGAGTATTTCTTTTTTCAAATTTTGTTTCAACAAATACTTTTTTGGCATGCTCTGATGAAACTAATGTTAAATCCATTCTATTGATACCATCAATCCAATCTGCAGGACACACTGTACTTTCTATACCAGCAGTGAATCCTATGTTGAATTTTCCTATAGGTTGGAATTCATTTGGTACAGTTACCTGAGCCCATACTTCTGGTTGTTTAGGGAGTTGATTATTGGGTAAAATATGTTGTTTTAAAAATCCCCATTCTTCAATATTGTCTTCAATAAAATTCCAATTAGTATTCCCCCATCTTTGAGGCAATATTTTAACATCATATTTATCTAATTCAATGATGGCTTTAACTACATCACGACTTCTTGAGCCATACCCACTGTAAGTATCAATAGGGCAACTAATTACAAATAACGGTTTATTCATTTTTATTTTTTATTAAAATAACAAATTATGTTTTATGGTCCTATCTTTTACCTCGTTTGCATTTATTAATTCATAGGATTCACGAGGTTTCCATATAACAAACAATGATTTAAAAGCATCAATTATTCTTTTTCCCTGATGTTCACTTGTGAAACCAGCCTCATGACTTATTGCCCATGTTCTTCCTGCTAATCCCCTTTCAATTCTTTCTTCTTTGGACATTTCATAAAGTTCTTTTAAACATTTGGCTGCATCCTCTGGTCGGCAGTGGTCATCCCAAATATAAGGGGTTGGAGGGGAACCTTGTAAATTTCTAGTTAATGGATATACAGGAAATGCCCACATTCCATGTTTTTTAAATCTACCTGTATGGTTTGATGGAATTTCTGCTGAAGGAGTAAACCATTGTTCTTCATCATCTTCAAATCTCATTTGGTCTTGCATACCCCCAGTTACATTAGCTACAATAGGATTTCCAGCAAGCAATGATTCAGTTAAACTTAATCCCCACCCTTCATTTGAAGTCAATAGTATTTGACAATCTGTACTATTATACAATAAATTCATTTGATGAGGACTAAATTGAGCTTCTGTAAATACAATGTTGTAGTGAGGTGAAGGAGCTAATGCTTCAATAACGGCCTCCAAATCAGTACCATGATCACTGACTTTATCAGTATGTAAAACTAAACAACATGATTTGGATTTATTTTCAGGTAAACTATCAATAAAATGTTTGTATGCTAAAATTGTATCAGGGATTTGTTTTCTTCTAATATTTCTGGAGTTGAATAAAATAGAAAAATCATATTGTTTTCCTTTAAATAGTTTATTTTTAAAGTCTTTTAATTCAACATCATTTTTATTCAAAGGTTTAAAAATATTATCATTTAAGCCATGAGGAACATATTTTACTAATCTTGGGGTTGATTTAGTAGATTTTTCACCAATAAAATCATCTCCCCCATTATCCAAGTCAATATAATCAACATTTCCATGTTTTAAAACCAATTTATTTATTAGTTTAGTTTGTTTGGAAATAGCCAACAATAAATCACAAGATTCATAATAAGGTAAATTCCATAAAGGAGTAGGAAAATTATCCCATATATTTAAATAAACTATTGGAATATGTTTTCTAATTTCATTTTCCATTTGAAACAACCAAACATAATATCTTGGGTCAGTAATCATCATTAATGCATCAGGTTTTTCTATGGCAATTAGTTGTCTAATAACATCTGGATTTCCATAATCATTTACAGGATACATTATTACTGATGAATCTTTTAGTCCTGTTGTTTCATTGGTTGCTGGAGAAAGGTCTAATTTTTTTCCTGCCTCTGGATGGTTGATGCCACCTCCAACACATACCCAATTAAAGTGGTGGGATGTACTAAGTACAATTTCTCGACCTACAGTGGCCACCCCTGAATGGGCTCTTAGTCAAAGGTCGTCACATATGAGCAATATCTTTTTACGATATTTTTGCTCTATGTGACGACTTTCTGTTTTTAAAATGTTCGACATAGTTGTTTAATATTTGATTTATTTTATTAATTTGGTTATACTTTATCCTTAAAAGATTTATTTTATTAACTTCACAATAATTGTTTTTTATTTGGTCTTTATATATAAGATAATTAAAACTTTCGACACCTCCAAATTTATCTGTAGGAAAAAAATGTTGTTCCCCATCAAATTCTATACATAAATTATAATCAGGTATAAAAAAATCAAAAATTAATTTTCGATTAGTTTTATCATTAATACAATCCTTAAAACAATATTGGTGATAATAAAATATATCATTATTTTTTAAATACTTTAATATTTCCCTTTCTCCTTTAGATACACAACAAAATGGGCATCCATGGGATTGATTTATATGGTCTTTGGGGTATTGTAAAAATTCTCCGTGTTTTGGACATATAATTTTTACTTTAGTGTTAGAATTAATATATTTTACTAATGAATAATCATAAGTATCATTATGTATTTTATTAGCTTTTTTTATAAAAGTTTCTTGAGAAATTGTTCTTTTTAAAGTACTTTTTTCATATCCACACTTTGAACACCCTTGTTTTTTTATTAATAATGCTTTAGGGGTTTTTTCAAAAAACCCATGTTTTTTACAATAAAGAATTACATTTTTATCATGCCCGGTATATACAGTATTTTCACATACAATCTCATCTCCATGTATTTCTTTTAATCTTTCCAAAAAAACATCATTATTGTTTTTCATTATTCCCCATCCTACACACATTTTACAACCATGTCCATTCAAATGGTCATTAGGGATTTGTTCAAATATATGCCCTTTAGGACATATAATTTTTATTTTAGATTTTGCATTTATATATTCTACCAAAGAATAATCATACAAATCATTATGTAATAATTTAGCTTCTTTAATAAACTGTTCTGTTGTTTTTTTATTCATACTGATGGCTCTAGGGTCATCAATAAATATTACAAAATTAATCTTTTTTATCAAAATCTAAATTTGTATGAGAATGTAATTTTTTTCTAAATTCTTCTTGAGTCATGTACAAATGCATTGATCTTTCAACCAGTTTTTGGAGAGAGAACTTGTATTTGATACAGTTAATTTTGAATTCCTCAAACAATTCATTAGGTACCTTAACAGAGGTTAATGTCATTTCTTTTTTATTTTCCATAATTAATAATATTTACCTATATAAATATATTAAAGGTCAGGAAAGGATTGCTTTAGTACAAAATTCTTGTTTATTTGCAAAAGGACAAAATCTACATGCATCTTTACTTGGAGTGGGTTCATAAGATATATCCTTATATGAACCATCTTTATTAAAAACTTGTTCTATAAAATCATGAACCTTTTGTACTGCCTTTTTAGTTTTAATTTTTCCACTTAAAGGCATAAATTCTTGAATTCGAGGAATAGGAAATGAGGAATTTTCCCATAATTTTCTTCTCAAGATATAAAAAGCAATCTCAATTTTATCCTCGGGGACATTATATTGTTGGGAAAACCATTTTTTATATAAAATAAGTTGAGCTTGTTTTATTTCATCTTTTTTTTCTTTATCTCTCCACCCTGATTTACTTGTTTTGAAATCAGCAATCAAGTAACTATCTGTGAATTCATTATATAAAACCATATCCAAAAACCCCTTGAAATAAACATTTTTATATTCTGGGTGGGGTTGAAGTAAAATAGGAACCTCACATCCAACTAGATACCAAGTTTTTCTATTGAAATATCCTCCTTTTTTCTTTTTTATGAAATCCAAAATTGTAAGTCCATCCTCATAAAATTCCCTCATTTCAGTAGGATCTGAAAAATGTTGTTTTTTGTTTGATTTATAACTTTCAGAATAAACTGTTCTAAATCTTTCTTCAAAGTGTTGTTCTAAATCAATTTTATTTGCTGTATGACTACTTTCATCAAAATAAGCAGATAAGTAATGTTGAATTGATTCATGTAAGGCTGTACCAAAAACACTGTGAATTGAAGGTTCTTGTATAAAATTACCTTCTTTGTATTGGAGTGCCCACTTATATGGACACCCCGAAAACATCGAAAATTGACTAAAAGATACTACTTTTTCAAAGGCATAATTAATTTCCTTTATTGGAAATTTCCTAATATCTTTTATTTTTTGAGGAATTTTCCTTTTAGTCACAACTTAAAGTTTTACACCTTGAAGAATTTGTATTGTTTTTTCAATATATAAAACAGCATCCATTAATTCCTCTTTTGTATGTTGTAAATAATCAACCAATCCTAAATCTGCTCTATCTAAATCAGTGCCATATTTTTGTTTACCCATTTGAGCCCTTTTAATATGTTCATCAATAATGGATTGAACAATTGAATCTACTTGAAATATTTCTTCTACTGGAAGTGGATTGTTTTTAATCCTGTATAAATCTCTATTGCGTGTCATTTTAATTCTTTAGTTATTTTTTTAATTTCTTTTTCATCCAAACCTTTTTTCAATAAAATATCTGTTACGTTATGTTTTCCTAAAATAGAAATATATTCTTCGGCCTCTCCCAATGAAACCAAAAAATGTTCAGCTATAAGTTTGACAACTGTTTCATTGATAGTTGGTTTTTTAGAACCTTTTATATATTTCATATAAACATTTTTTTTAGGTAACATACTACAATAAAATTTATATATTTTTTCTTTATCTGAATGTGGGATTGATTGACCTATATTTGCTATTTCAATATAATGCTCATACATGCTTATATATTTATGGATCATGTAACTATTGAATGTTTTCTTTTGATCTTCATTAAATGAAGACCATGGTTTTTTTTCAACAGTAATTTGTTTCAACCAATCAAATAAAGAAAATTCAGATGATTTCATTAATCCATTTTATAATCTGGGTGGGGTTCTGGTTGTTGAGTAAATTCTTCTCGTAGTTCTTTGGGTAAAAGTTCAGTCAATACTTTTCCAGTTTTTACATCAAAAAAACAAGCAATTGGGATAATACCGTCCTCAGAGGTACCAGTTACAAAACGAGAAACTTTACGTAAAAGAAACCCCTCTTGAAAAACTTGGTTTCCATCTTCAGATACTACGGGTTGGGTGTTTTTTAAGTCAATGTTGACATTCAGTTGTTGTTGTTGTTTGTTCATAATATTTTTTTCTTTGAAATTAATGGTAAAATTCTACTTATAAAAGCACAAAAATTTATTTCTTTATCGATTTTAAAGTTGGAATGATATTGATATTCTTCAATATAAATTATTACTTCCCCCATATTCATTGAGGCATATTTTTCTATATTATCATATAAAAATCTATACACATCATCAAAATCACTAATATCGGAATCAGCAATTATTTGTCTAATGTTGGTTAATGTTTTAATATTTGGGGTTTTAAGTTCTTCTAAAATTTGATTGTAAAAGTTCTCATTACCATTTAATGCATATGGGAGAGAAAGTTTGTTGTTGATTGTAAATTTTTGACAACTATTGATAATTTTCCTAAAATCAGGATAAGCATAATTAATAATAGAGACTATATCTTCTAATTCATAATCAACATTTTCCGTATCTAAAATATTTGCTACGTGTTTTGCAATTGTTTTTTTAGATGAGGGAAATAATTTAAATTCTTGTAATCTACTCCTAAGTGGTGGAATTAGTCTTTCTGGGTAGTTTCCTGTTAAAATGAATCTAGTAGTTAGACTATAGGTTTCAATCATATTCAAAAGCAATACCTGAGATGCTTGTAGGATATGAGTTGCTTCATCCAATATTACAATTTTTAATGGTTTGAAACTACGAGCAGAGGCAAATGAACCAACTTTTTCCTTAATATCATCCATTCCTCTATGTTCGGTGGCATTAACATAAATAAAATCACAGTCAATATTATTGACCAATAATTTAGCTAAAGTAGATTTACCTGAACCTTGGATACCAAATAAGCCAATATGGGGAATGTCTTGTTTATCTAAAAACTCTTGTATTTTAGTACGAGTATCATCAGTACAAAGATAATTATCTAAAGTTTGTGGACGATATTTTTCGTTCCAAAGAGTATGCTGATTTTGATTCATATAAATTTAAAATTGATAATCTCCATAAATTGAATATTTTTTAGGTTCTGGTTCTTGTATCTCTACTTCCTCAGAAAATATAGCATATAATTTACCTTGAGCCAAATCTAAACGAAATGCTTTAGGTTTGGTTCCAGAAACGTTTACATGCAATTGAAACCAAGCTTCTAATGCTTCAGTTAATGATTTTTGAATCTCTTTAACATCATTTACATCCCAAGTATCACCAGGTGGAACTCTTTTTGCTATTTCAATATTTGTTTCTTTTATTTCCATCTTAATCTGTATTTAATTTCTGTATTTTTTTCTAAGTAATCCCAAAAGAAACCACTAGATGTAGATGTTCTTTTATTTAAAACTTGTGATATTGAAGCAGGATTAAAACCATCTTTTTCAGTTTGCTTTAAATTATCATAAATCTTAATTAAGGTTCCATTTAAATCTATCTGCTTAATTTTGTTAAATTTAAAATGTAAACTATTATTAAAATCAGAAAATAACTTGTAAAACATATAATTACTTAAATTAAGTTTATATATAGCTTCTTTAGGGGATGTAAATGTATTAATTATATTATTGTTTTTATCTATTTGTTCTATTTCTTTATTTTTTACTTTATAATCAGTATGATATTTTAAATCTTGGATGTTTTCTTTATTGAATTTCCAAATAAAACCATATGCTGTTTTTAAGGTTCCTCGAGCACAAGCTCCTATAACGTCACCTGAATTTTTCCATGATGTTGCTTTAGTAAAGAATAAAGTTGCTTGTAAAATACTTTCCCAAGATTTTATAAAATTTCCTTGTAAATCATATTGATGCACTATTTTAGAATTTTTTTTACTTATTTTTTCTTTACTTTCTAAAGATAATTTTCTATCTTTTTGGGATTGTATAAATTTTAATTTTAATATTTCATATTTTCTACTACTTATTTTAAAATAAGTATGTTTTTTACGTTTTTTACCAATAGCCATTAACCATAAAGCTTGTATAAGTTTATCATTTTTAGGATATATTTCACAAAGTAACATATGACATAAAAAATGTTCTCTTGCTGTTAATTCTACTAAATTTTCTTTATTATTATTTCCACCTAAACATTTAGGAATTATATGGTGTTTTTCTTTATAACCCTCTAATTGTCTTGTTTTAGCTCGTTCAATAATTTGGTTGTATATTTTTTGATAATTCATAATCGATTATTTTGTTCGATTATAAATATTGCTAAAAGAGTTAAGATACAAGGAGATATAAAAATTTTCTTTTTATTTTAATCACCTTTACCTATTACCCTGGTTCCTATTTCAATTAATTTTTCTTGGATTTCTATCATAGTTTAATTTGTTGTTTAATAAAGGGCAGTAATTTTTCAAAGGCATAATTTATAGTTACTCCCGGTTTTGATTTTTCATAAATTTTAACATATATTTCTTCCGAATCAGGTATAAAACAAAAATTACTAATTATAAATGTTTTTCCACTTAGTTCTATAGATTGGCCTTCTAAAATTACTGCTCCTCTCATAAACTTAAATTTACATCATTCCCATCATACCACCGAAATCAGAATCATCTTTCTTTTCTTCTGGTTTGTCAACAACTACCGCCTCTGTTAATAGAATCAATCCTGCAACAGATGCTGCATTTTCTAGGGCAGTCCTAGTAACTTTAAATGGATCAATAATTCCAGCTTCTTTCATATCAACATATGAATCATCACTCAAATCATAACCTACCCAATATTCTTCATTATTTAATTCTTGGATAATACCATAAATTTGTTCAGGAGAATATCCAGCATTAGTTAGAATTTTTTTAATAGGGGCCAAACAAGCCTCATATACTATTTGATTTCCAATTTCACCATTATCTAGGCATGCATATCTTGCTTGAAGTAAAGCTGTTCCTCCTCCTGGTACAATTCCTTCTTCAAGAGCGGCTTTTGTTGCTTGAAGGGCATCATCAACACGATCTTTCTTTTCTCTCATTTCAGCTTCAGTAAATCCACCTACATGAATTACTGCTACTCCACCAATAAATTTAGCTAAACGTTCTTGGAGTTTTTCCTTTTCATAAGGGGAGGTTGATTTTTCAATTTGGGTTTGAAGTTCTTCAATGCGTTGTTGGATTTTTTCTTCTTCACCTTTACCATCCACGATAGTGGTCTCATCCTTACTTACAGTAACAATTCGTGCTTTACCAAACCAATCCCAACTAAATTTATCTAGTTTCATACCTTTTTCAGTACTAAACACCTGTCCACCTGTTAAAGTAGCAATGTCTTCTAGAATCAATTTTCTACGGTCTCCAAAATCAGGGGCTTTTACAGCAACTACTTTCAAAATACCTCGGGCTTTATTTACAATTAAAGTAGCTAGAGCCTCACCTTCAATATCTTCGGCAATGATTACCAAAGGTTTATTTTGATTTGAAACCGCCTCTAAAATAGGCAATAATTCTTTTACTTGGGTAAAACGTTTATCTGCAATCAAAATCAGAGCATCATGTAAAGTAGTAGTCATTGAATTATTGTCGGTTACAAAATAAGGTGATTTATAGCCTCTATCAAATTGCATTCCCTCTACTGTTTCAAGATATGTTTCACCATTTTTAGATTCTTCAATAAAAACTACTCCCTCTCTACCAACTTTACCCATAGCTGTTGAAATCAATTCTCCAACCTCAGGATCATTGTTTGCTGAAATGGTGGCAATTTGTTTAAGTTGTTCTTCTGAAGAGATATCTTCTTTGATATCTTCTCTAAGAGTAGAGATAACTGCTTTTACAGCTTCATCAATTTCTCGTTTAATTTTTACAGCACTTTCACCATTATTAAGATGTTTTAGACCTAGTTTAACCATTTCTTGGGCCAACAATGTTGAAGTTGTAGTACCATCTCCTGCATTGTCTGCTGTTTTAATTGCTGCTTGTTTTACAAGCTGTACACCTAATTCCTCAATGGGGTCTTCTAGAGTAATTGATTTAGCTACTGTTACTCCATCTTTTGTACTTTGGATAGAACCATTGTTAGAAATAACAACATTCCTTCCATTAGGACCAAGTGTAGATGTAACAGCATCTGCCAATTTGTTAATACCAGTAACTAATTTTTTTCTCGCTTCGGGACCAAATTCTATAATTTTGCTCATATATTTTTATTTTTATTATTCTACAATTTTACTAAGTACCTGATTCTCTGGCCCTAACCAGTATTCTTCACCTTCAAATTCAAACTTACTAAAACCCATAGTTGGTAACACAACAATATCACCTTCTTTTAAAACCGTTTCAATAAGTGCTCCTGTTGCTGAAAAATATCCAGGTCCTATAGACACTACTTTACCTAATTTATTTTTTTCATTTCCCAGATCAGGTACAATGATTTTACCATATGAGGTTTCTTCTGCCTCAACAGGTTTGACAATAACTGAGTTGTAAATTGCTTCTAATTTTTTCATATTTCGATGTTTGTTAATTGGTTAATTGAGTTTTCAATTTGTTTGAATTCTTTTAAATATTGAGATACAGAATCATAATTTTTCTTATTATCCAGTTTCAAAGTCATTATTTTTTTAAGACAAGAACCAAAATTAGAGTAATGTCCTACTGACCTAGAATATTGTTTTGTGCTTTCTGTGTAAGTAGGGGTTACTCGTTCCATTATTGTGTAACAATAGGAATCTTTGGTAACATAAAATGGTTCTAATTTTGGGTCTGTAATAGTGACTCCTATTATATTATCTTTTTCTTCTAACATATATTATTATGATGATGGTAATGTAGTATTGGTTTCTGTGGTTTCCAAGTTATCTTCAATAAGTTTTGCTTCCTCTATTAATCTAACAAAAACTAAAAAATTATCATGTCTAAATACTCTATCACAATTGTATTTAATTAGAGTTTTTTCAACATCAAGAAATGGCTCGTTTTGAGTGTCAATGTTTTCCATTTGACATATTGTTTCCCAATCAGGAACAGCATATATTATTTGATAAAGATTACCGTCGGCAGAAGCCATAGTTTGAATTTTCATAAATAATATTTAACTTCATATGCTTCATAATCATAAAGATTTGGACCATAATGAGGATATATTGGGTTAACTAAATACTCAATTTTATTTCCATTATTAACGTTTTCACTTTTCCAAACCCAATTCCCCTGTTCATTTAATGTTGGGGTTGTTATTACTTTGCATTTAATACCAAGATCCATACCATATTCATAATGAATATCACCAATTTTTATTTGCTCTACTATTATGTTTCCTTTTGTATAAGTCATTGTCTTATTTATAAATTATAATATAATCTCCAAAATGTTTATCCATTGTTTGAACTAAATGAGCATAACCTCCATTTGTCATTTCCTGATAGATTTCATCCCAATTTAGACCTAATTTATTACTTAGGTCTTTTGAAATAGCCAATAGAGAAAATGCATTTCCTTGAGGACCACTCAAGTCAATTTTAATTTTTGTTTTTTTGGGTTTTGTTGTTATCATAGTTTAATCTTTAGATACTAAATAATATTTACTTTTTATTTTTCCATTATCAAAGGACAATTTCATTACACCATCTAAATTAATCCCGATGAATCCACTAGGAATATCCTTATTACAGGACATAATTTCTTTGATTAAATTAGCATCATAAACCTGTTGGAAATTGGAAGGTAAATTTTTGGTAACAAGATTTGGTAAAAAGTATGATGCTTTATTAGCATATTCTGTATCACCCCCAAACATTAACTCCAACAATAAATCGTTATCTTCGTTTATATAAGGTTTTAACACAACATTATTAACATCCGTTAAAGCTGTTTTTGCTTTAACTATAGAACCTATAGATTCGTTATCCAAAATACATTCAATATTAAAACTTTCCTCACCAACATATTCCCCTGATTTTGGAATAATTATAGAATCGGCCAATGAATAAGTTAAAGTAAATTGATTGTCTGATATGATTAGTTTGTGGATAAAATCTTTTTGTTTGGCATATTTCAACAACAATGGTCCACTTGTAATGGATAACAATTTGTTTAGTTGAGTTGTATTACTAACACCAATAGAGGAATTTTCTAAGGGAAAACCCTCATAAACAATCACTCCAATCATAGATCTATCAGGGGACGTAAACTTAATAGTTAAGTTATTGTTTTTAATTTCCCACTTGACTGCCTCTATGAGACCGTTTAGATAATATTTAGATATAATACTTTGTAAGTCTTGTTTTTGTATCACAACATTAATATAATAAAATTATTATAAATAACCAAATTTATTTTTGAAGAATTTTTATTTGTATTCTAAACACATGTCAAAATACCCAGAACCCGAAAACCAAATTTCTTCACCATTATCAAGTTTATAAATAATTTCACCAGAAATAGGGTCATTAAGAATAATTGTAACTATTTCATCAAAAATTTCGTTTCCGAAATCGAAAACTCTAACTTTATCGCCTCTTTTTAGATTAAAATTTTCCATAATAGTTATTTTTGTATACTTAGGATAAGATATAAAATACTAAAACCTTAGTTCATTTATAATAAAATTATTTGGTTTCACCAACTACAAGTAGGATATTCCTGATACATGATAAATGGAATTTTTGATTGCAATTCCTGTGGGTTATAAATATCAGTTTTTCCAACGTATACACACATTCTTGAAATATCTTGAATACCATTAATTTCTTTTGGAGCAACTTGTATTACTTCTTTATAACTTTCCCAATAATCGTCTTGTTCAATCAGTAGTTTCCAAAGAGGTTCAATATCTTCCTCTTTTTCAACAAGGATAACGCCATTTAACTTTGATTGCCAAGATGTGTCACCTGTAAACTTTTGTGGTTTGATTAGAATTTCCATTTTTTATAGTTTTTCTTTACAAAAAGATTGTATTTTATTCCATTTTTCATCAATTACCATTTCCTGCTCATATTGAAGCCCAGGATCAGAACCTGGATCATCATGTTGTTCCCAGCATTCAAGCATATCTTCCAATACAGAACACTCATATTTGTATTCTTTAATAAGGTGTTCTAAATGATAAATTATTTCTTCTCTATTCATTTTCAAGTTGTTTTAATTTAAAAATAACTATTTCTTCATCTTTAAATGTTTCCAACCAATCTTCTATTTTTGAGTCTGTATTCTTAATAAATCCACTAGCAGCTCTAGCAATATGTCTAGCCATTATTTCTTTTTCTACATCATTATTTGCTAACATATAGTCATTATAACTATCTTTAATGATTTTTGATATTTGATCTTTCATAACTGTTTTTCTTTAACACCGTAAATATACGAAAAGGATTTGCGGAAGCCAAATAAACTTTCAAGTTTATCTCAAATTTTTAATCAAAAAAAAAAGAATTTGTTTATATTTTGATTTAATACTACTGCTCCCCATCCTAAATCTTGGTAGAGGTTTTCAATCTTATTTTTTATAATACTATCAAACAATCCTTCTTTATCAATATATTTTTCAATAAATTCTATTATTTCAGGGGGATCATTATACCCATTAAATCCTATAACATCTATTTTATATGGGTTTGGTTTTAAAATGGCAACATACATTTTATCTCCTATTTGAAATGTTGGATATTTTTTATCTAAACTTTTAAATTTTAAAATATCATTTGTAAATATAGCTGCTTTTGTATTAATAGGACATTTTTTTTCTAATTTAGAAAACATTTCACCTGCTTTTGGTGAAGAAGCAATATATTCTTTTAATTTCTTTAGTCCTGTAGGTTTTAATAGTTTTCTCCAATCTATCTTATTTAAAGAATTTTTAAAATCTAATACAAATTTATCTATCTCGGGTTTGGGTGTATCAAATAGTATTTTTTTAATTAGTTCTTCTCCAAATTTTCTAAAATGGTCTGGGAAATTTGATTTCATTATATCTAATCCTTTGATGTCAAATTCTTCTGTTGAAATGCCTTCTTTATTTATAATATATTGTGCATAACGACGTTTTCCTGACCAATAAGCTGATTTAATTATTGTTTCTGTTTTAAATTCTATTCGATTTTTGGGGACATTAAACAGGTTTTTAGTTAAGGAATTTAAATAAATATTAATTTTATTAGAATTTTCTTCTGCTATTTTTTGTACTTCATTAATCAAAACATCTTCAGGAAGATTATTATATTTTTCCCCCAAACGTTTTATTAATTGAGGAGTAGCTTCAAAAAAACAACTGTCTGTATCTGAAGCTATGCAAAACTCTCTATGTTCATAGATGTCATATTTCATATTATTATGTTTTCTAAGATTTTTTCTATATCATTAAATTGAATGAAGGATATTCTTAATAAATTAATTTTATTATTTTTACAAAATTCATTTTTAATATTATCTAAATATATCTGTTTTTCATATGATTCATTACCTCCAAAAAATTTTACAGGTTTAAAATGCAATTGTCCATCATATTCGATACATAAATTCAAATGAGGAATATAAAAATCAAATTTTAAATGATAATTAGTTTTAGGATTAACACATGAATCAAATGTTTTTTGTTCAATAAATGAAACTTTTTTTTCGTTCAAAAATTTTCTTATATTCTCTTCTCCTCTACTAGTTTTACATTTTGGGCATTTTTGTCCTTGTAAATGATTTGAAAGTTGTTGTTTGAACCATCCATGAATATTACATTTTATTTCAAAATTACCATTATAATATCCTTTATATGAATCCCAATTATATTCATATCCTGTATTAAGATCATATGTTCTTTTTTTTAATTCATCTAATGATATTGGTTTTCTTCCGCATTTTTTACAATCAGGACATCCATGTTTTTGATGAATATGATTTGTCCATAATTGAGTAAAAGTCCCATGAATTGAACATATTATAGGAACTTTTTGATCTGATTTGAAATCTTTGTCTATTAATGAATAATTATATAACCCTTCATGTATTATATTAGCTTGTTCTATTTTTTCTAGATATGATAATGTTCTTCCTTTACATTTAGGACATGATGATTTTTTATTTATATGATTATCTAAAGAAACTTCCCATATTCCATGTTCATGACATTTTATAGGATATTTTTTCATTACCCCATTATACTCATTTATTAATGAATAATCATATTTATTATTATGTATTTTATTAGCTTTTTCAATGAAAAACCTAAGGGGATTATTTATTTTTCCAACTCCAGTACATTCAATACATCCATGATTTCGTTTTTGATGACTATATGCGTTGACTTTAAATTCCCCATGTTTAGGACATATTACTATTAAATCATTTTTATATCCATTGTAAATGGTTTTAGAATAATCATATTTTATGTCATGTATATTTTTTACTCTATTTATATATTCTTCTGTTGTAATTTTAACCATATGAAAGATTTAGATTTTTTTAAATATATTGTATGGTTATAAATATCACAAATTTATTTCTTTTTTAATTTCTTCATTGATATATTTAATACTTTCTTGAATTGTTCTTTGTCCTGTTGTTGTAATAGCACTAGATATTATTTTATACCCATCTGAAAATCTATATGAGTTGATGCTATTGGTTCCATAATTTCCATTTATGAAAATTTTATAAACCATTTGGTAGTTTTTATATAAGGTTTGTTTTTCATGATCCCCATTTTTATGGGCTTCTTTCATTTTATCTTTATAATCCTTTCTAATGTTAAAACCGTTTTCCAATATTTCAGCTACAGAGCTTTTAAAATCTGTTCTAAAAAACACTCCATTAGCTGATACGGTCCATTTATTTTCCTTAATAAAGTCTACTAGTTTTTTTATTTCAATATTTTTTTTCTTAAGAATAAATTTTTTCTTATCTAAAATTTCTACTTCCACTATTTTGGTTGGATCATTATCAGCCATTTCCTCCATTTCTAAAAGACTATTCCAACAATTATAATTAGGATTATCTACAACCATTCTTCCTACTAAAGTTTCAACCCCCATATTAAGAGAAATCATTATGAATGGATACATACTGGTTACGTCTTCATCATATAACCATTTGTGTAGACCTACTTTCACATCTAGTAGATACCCCCCTGCGTAACTCTCTTTTTTTCTAATTGTTCTTAGACTTCTATCTTTAATAGTACCTGATTTGGTTTGGACTTGTGCTCTTTGTGATTGTTCATCTATATAATTGATGATTCCTTCAATAGTTGGAGTACCTCTTTGATGTATAACATCATCACCAATGTTTAATTCTTTAATTGATTTATTGGTGGTTGTTGGTTTGTTAGGTGAAACAATATTTTTTCGTTTTAAGTATGTTAAAATAGCCCCTTCATTCAATACTGTGTTATAATATATTGATTCATAAGGGACATGACATAAATGACAAATTAGAATGGTTAACTTAATAAATTGTAACTTTTCCTCTAGCTTCTCAATAATTTCAACATCTCGTAAATTATACTCAATAAATTTATTTGGGTCTTCTAAAAACAATCTATCTAAAGATCCATTATATTCAATTTTTCCTAACCCAGCATACTTTAAACCAATATCCCCTAATTTATATGAAGGTTCTTCCTTCATAATATATTTTTTTATTAGCAACATATAATCCAAACTACTTATACCTCCTATAGTAATAGGAGAGTATGAATTATATACACTATCATCAATTTTTCTAATAGGAGACAAATATAAAACCATATTGTCTCCCAATATTTTTTTCATCCTAAAATATGTGTATGGAATATCAAAAAAATCGCTATTGTATCCAACAACAATGGTAGGATCTAGTTCAATCCATTTATCTAGAAAACTTGATAATAATTGTTTTTCATTTAAACATGGAATAATTTGTTTATTGTCTTTATCTAAAGGTAGAATTTTGTTGGTTGTATCTACAATCCAACAATATTTTTTCTTAGTACTAACATCTATTAAAGCAATAGAGGTAACTTGAGCGTTTGCCTCTCTAATAGTTTGTGGAGTTAGTGCTCCTAATATTTCAATTTCAATGTCTAAATAAACAGTGTTATGGAATTTTGGAATAGAATCTCCCTTATAATATAAATCTCTTAATACAGCTAATTCTTTTTGTACATCTTTTTCTAAAATAGTAGGATCATCCCATTTCCATTTTCCTGTTACTCGAGAACATCTATCTCCAAACAATGTTTCAAATTCACCATCAGGATCTAATTTATAAACAGGTTGATAGTATTTAAATTCAGACCATCCCTTAATGTCATCGCGTAAATAACAAGTTCCTTTATCTTCTCCAGAATATGAATAGTAAATTGATTGATACATTCAATTAAATATAACAAAAAAGGCTTGGTTTCCCAAGCCTTAATTTTGAATTTTATTTTTTCCTTTATTTTTATTTCCTATTTGGTTTTTATATCCAAAAGATTTGGCTATTTCTGTTGTTTTAAACAATGGTTGATGATTTGAATAATGGAAACATTTAATTATATTTTCTTCTATTGTTAGATCAAAGTGAGAACATGGTATTATATGATCAATTTCCCAAATTTCTCCATGGTTATCCCAAGTAAATTCGGGGAGAAATTGAGTTTCAAGATATTTTTTGAATTCTTCAATTGAACAGCCTAGATACCCAATTGTATTTCCAGATTTAAAATTAAATTTTAGAGCCATATTTAATCTATAAGAATATAATTTTCTTATTTTAAAATCTGGATCTGTTGAATATTTTTGTTTAGTATAATCTCTATTATAAGCTTTGATTTTTTCAAAATTATCTTCTTTGTATTTTATATACTTGTTTTTATTATTTAAATAATAATTTTTATTATATAAAGCTATTTCTTTTTTTGTTTTTTTCTTTATTTTTTCTTTATTATTCAAATAATAAATCCTATCTATTTCCTTTTTACATTGAATGCAATAGAATGTTCTAAATTCATTAATAGGTTTAATCAAATTGCATTTATTACACTGTTTTGTTTGTTGTATCATCAATTAATTTTTCAATAAAACATTTAATATTAATATTATTACATGCACAATATATTTTTACTTTTTGCCAATGTTCAATGCTAATTTGTATTTGTTTTAGTTTTTTCATTGATTATACATATCATAATTTTCTAAAGAAATCGAGAATTATCAAAATTATTTTCCTGAAGAGCCAAATCCTTTATCTCCCCTTATTTGAGTGGATTTAAAAGACTCCCATTCGTTATTTGATAATTCCTTTATTTTAAAATTTGGGATAGGTAATACAGATATTTGTGCATAACGATCACCTTTTTCAATTGTAATGTCCTCTTTACTTACATTATATATTTTCACCCCAAGATTTCCAGTATATGATGGGTCTACTATTCCAGGGTGACATAATAATTCTTTTTTAAATCCCATAGATGATCTTAAGTCTATTCTCATATAATATTTTTCGTGTTGATCAATAGTTAAATTTAAACCATTGGGTATTACTGCTGAACCATTCGCTGGTATGATTGTTGTTTCAACACAAGTAATATCAAAACAAGCTGAAGTGTTTCCATATGCTACCTGTGGAATTGCTGCATCTGGGTGGTTTTTGTGAGCGTAAATTGTTACCATATTTTATAATTAAAAGTTTGTTTAGTTAGTATTTTTATATTCCCAAATAAATCCACCAGAGGATTTCTGTTTTCCTTTACATGTAGCTATTATTCCTGAGGGGGAAGGTATATTTAATTCTCTTATAGCTTCATTTATACTAGAATAAGTTTTTATTAAAACCATATCTAAAGAATATTGGTGGATTGGTTTTTTCTTTGGATTAGATTGTTGTTTTTTGTTTGTTGTATTCAGTGTATTTCTTTGTTTCAATTTATTTATGTCGTTTATATTTATATTATTATTAGATATAATGTTATTTTTTAATATTAAATCACATAAATAAAAAACTTCATCATCTGAAAAATCTGAGATGAATTGGTTTATTGTTTTATGTACCCATCTCACGTTATTTTCTATGTAACCTTTAGTTGAATCTATTCTATCTAAGGAAGCAGTATTAATATTATGGTTTGTTCTTATTGATTTAGGAACTAAAATAATATCTACTCCTGTTAAAGCACATTTTTTATTCTGTTTAATATAAAGATTATATAAATATTCACTAGTAATTAAAAATTCAATATTTCTTTTATTAGCATTTGCTTTTATTTTTTTAAAAATAGTAACACAAATCCCTTTATCAGAAGTTTCCTCATTACATATAGGACAGTTTACTTTATATTTTCCATTTATTGTTGCTTTTTTTACTATTTTAATATTCTTGCATTTTTTACATTCCATTTCTACCATTAATTTTCCTAATTCATTTTTAGAATGTTTAAGATTTATAAAGTTACAATATTCTTGAGGAAGTGGTGTTCGGGAACATTCTCTACATCTTTTTGTTCTTCCGTTATTTAATGATGATATTTGGAATATTTTTTCATTTCCACAATCACACCTACATAAAACTCCATAAGCTCTGTTTATTTTTTTTGGTTTTTCAAGAGTTACTAAACTCCCAAACCTAGTTCCTATTGGTGTCCCCATAATCGTTCTTTATTTATTATAAATATATGAAAATTAAAGGAATACTTCCAATTTAACAAACCAAGCTTCTATATATTTCTACAGGAACATCAGAAGTTAATCCTCCTTCCACACCCTTAATTAATACTGATATGGCATCATGTGAATGAAGTGATTCTAAATGAGAGCAAATGATTTTAAAATCTTTAATATTATTATTTTTTTCTAGTTGTTCATGAATTAAACGAGCCGCATCTTCAACAAATTTAAGATTTGCCCCGTTTAATTCAGCAAATGCTTGTTCATCTTCTCTTTTAACCATTACCTGGGTTTCTGTTTGGAGAGCATCAACACACATATCTCTTAAATCTTCAATCCAAACCATTCCATCAAATTCAATAATAATACGAGATTTGGAGCGTTGAGAATGAGATACAACGGCCTTATTTCTTTCTTCTAAAGCTTGCATTGCTAATTCAAAACTACAAGGACATGCTGATGAATAAACGAAATCAAAATGAATGAATTTACTTAATGTTCCATCTTTTTTATGGTTAGCTTCTAAAGAAACATTATAGTATTGATATCCTTCCATTCCGCTACGTAAGGATTTTTGAATTATAGGGAAACTGAAGTTTAGTATTATATGAGCATCAAATGAACCTAATTTGTTTTTGTATGTATTTAGAATTTCCTCAAGTATATCAATAGAAAAAGTTCGATCCTTATATTCATAAAATGATCTCATTATACGGGACATGTTAATCCCTTTTTTTTCAGCTTCTAAAGATACAGTACCTGTTACAGATGTTTCCAATTCTATTATTGAATCATTTTTTCTTTTAAATTTAAGGGGTAACCTAAAATTATGAATACCTACTTGTTGGATTTTAGTATGGGAACCTTGTATATTAGATGATGGACCATTTTGAAGATCTCCCAAACTAGCTTTATATTCTTCAGTTATTTCAAATTTATTATCATATGTTCTATCTAAATTAGATGATAACGTTCCTTCCTTACAATCATAAGGTATTATTTTTGAATTAGATGTATCTTCATCTAACCATTCATATCTGTTATTATTTTTCATTTCATTAATCATATTCTATAATATATAAATAAATTTTTAAATTAACAAATTATTCGTCAAAGATATGTCCTTCTATATAAGGTAAATTTCTTTTAGTGTTATCAAAGGCATTTAACCCATAACCCACCAAAAATGATTCATCTTGTAATTCAAATCCATAAATCAAATTAGGATTTTTAGAAGTATGTCTTTTAAACAATGTTACTGGGGTTATAGATGAAGGATTATATTGAGATAAATACTCTATAAGATAATTTATGGTATTACCTGAATCATATATGTCGTCTATCAAATAGACAGGTTTATTTTCTATAGAAACAGAAATATCTTGCAATATTTGTACATCATACTGATTGTTATTTTCATAAGATTTTGCTTTTATAAAATCTATATAACAAGGTCCTACATTTTTCACCAAATCCGTAAAAAACATGAAGGCTCCATTTAATACACAAATATAGACGGGTATAGATGGAGTATAGATGTTATTTAAGGTTTGGGATATTTGTTTTACTTGAGTTTGGATTTCTTGTTCAGTAAACAATATCATGATGTTAATTTTCTCAAAAAATCTCTTATATCATCAACTCCTTCAAACTTGATTTTACCAAGTTCATTTTCCACAACCAGAGAAGGCACCCATTCAACATCGTAATTTTCTGTTAAAATAGTATCTTCATCAGTATTGATGGATTCAATTTTTAGTGCTTTAGAAAACTCATTTATGATAGGTTTTAAACTTTCACATTTATCACAACCTTCACTATAAAAAAATTTAACTTTTGGTTCCATTGTTATAAATATTAAACTCCTCTCTTTACTCCAAACAGCAGAGCATGCAAACGGGGTGTAAATCTCCAACCTCTTTTAATACAAGCTTCAATAGTCCAATAACTTCGTGTCATTAAATCCTCAGCAGTCACTCCTTCTGGCATCAAACAAACATCATCGTTATTTACTCCTTTCAAATGTGCAAGAAAATCATTTTCTATTTCTTCAATATCCGCTTCCTGAAGTACTACAAATTTTAGTTGGAAATCATGGGATTGTTTTCTTTTAGAATAATTAACATTTCCATTTTCATCTTTTTTATAGCAATTATCAATATATGACTGAATTACAGGAATATTTTTTCTATCTCTTTCATGACGTTCAGCCCATTTTTGATTGAAACTAATACCTGTATCTACTAGGTTTGCTTCCCAAGGTGTAGATGAAGCTAATTTTGGACTCATACTACATAAATTAGTGTATTGAGCAATACCTTCACTAAAAATAGTTCCGTTAGTTTCGATGGTTGTTTTAAATCCTTCTTCTATTAACCTTTTCAGAAGTTCTTCTAGATTTTCTGTTTGCATTGTAGGTTCACCCCCAGAAACTACAACATGCTTTATTGCTCCATTATTACTATTTGCTTTAACAACAGCGATAACATCTTCAATTTCTTGTTTATTTTTTTCAGGTTTATGGGAAGAATAAGGTGTATCACAAGGAGAACCTTTACCATCTACTCCTACCCAAGCACATCTTAAATTACAAGCTGTTGTTCTAATAAAGATACAACTAGTTCCAATCCATTTACCTTCACCCTGAACTGTTCCAGGAATTTTTAATCCTGTGTCCATTTCTTGATTTAGAGGGTTTCCCTCTTTATCATAACTTATAGGAAATATCCCGTTTTGTACTAAATTTATTATCATATTTTTTAGTTTAATTTCATGAAATCCTTTATCACCTTTATCTCCATACCTTCAGGATAACTACAATACTTAGTAGCTTCAGGAAGCATATTTTTAATATTCTTTTTATCCTGTTCAGATAAAATAACCATTATTGGTTCATTTTCAGAATCATAAATTTTATCACCTATCTTAATTTTCATATTATTTTTTGTAAAATAAAAATCCTTTAAAATCATTATCTAAATTGGAATCAGCAAATGACCATCCAGGAAATTTTTGTATGTTTTTTAATAGAATAGTTTTGTATAATTTTCCTTTTTGAGGATCAGTTTTAGATAAAATAAAATCATCATTTTTATTTCCTGCAAAAAATGTCAATCCAGAAGGTTTTTCATTAGAAATAAAATCTTTTACTATATCAAATACTGTTTTTATAATTTTTAATAATGAAGTGTAATCGTCTTTTTTATATTGGGATTGTTTTCCTTGTAAAGAATATGATACATTATATATTTTAGTTGCATCTTTTACATGATGGGAAAATTTGATAAATTTAATGTCTTCTTCATCATATAAATTAAAATTAACATATATTTCATCATTATCTTTATCTAGAAAATAATATTCATTTTTAGAAATATTATTCCATTTATAAGGTTTGATATTTTCTAAATCACCTATTTCTTTTAAAACTTGTTCTAAGAGGATTTTTAATTTAATCATTATTCTCCTTTATAAAATGCTGTATTTTTCTCGTGTTCTCTAAATTCAACTTGTGCTACTTTAACACGACTATTAGTTTCTTGTACAATAAAATCATTTACCTTGTTGTAAATATATTCAGCAAAACGTTCTGCTCCTACCGATGGAATTATTCGTAATTGGTAAATACCTAGATTGGCTCCTTGTTCAAAATATTCTAATTGGGGATCATCTTCTGCTACAATTGTAGTGTGATCAAGTAACCAAGTCATCCAATCTTTAGGGTTCATACCATCAATAGTACCTTTAGCACGTTTCATACCGCCAAAATCCCAAACCCAATTACGCTCATCCAATTCACCCTCAAACCAAATTTTTACGGAAACACCGTACCCATGAAGAAATTTGCTAACAATGGGTACCCTCAGCTCGCCATTGGCGAAAAACTGTTGAGTACCCATCAAACACTTTAGTTGATCTAAAATTGCCCATAATTTTTTTCTGTTAATTGTTTATTGTATTTTTTGTTTTTTATTTCGTTTATAAATGTAATAATTTTTTCTTTCCAATCCAAGTTGTCATAAAAAGATTCTTGAAATAAAAAAAGACATTTGATTTTATTTTCTGTATAGAATTTTATTTTTTCATACATTCTATGTTTGTAACATTCTACATTACTCATTCCGAAAATTTCAATGAAAACATTATTATCAACTAAATATATGTCAGGAGAATAATTTTTATTTTGATAATTAAGGGTAATATTTGATTTATAATTAATATTTTTTTCATAAAGAAAATTACAAACTTTTTCTTCTAAAGATGATAAAAATATATCTCCTCGATCATTTATATACCCTTTAGACCAGGGTGATAAGAATTTAGAAGCAGAATGATATTTATTGTATTCTTCTTTTGTTAAAAACTTTTTTCTAACATATCTTATTGTACTACCATCTACTCCTATAATATCTCCCATTAAATCATTACCTATTCCTTTTTTACTTCCTTCTAAAATTTTAGAAATATCATCATCTGTAATATTTTTAGCACTATATAATGGTTTATTAAAATGTTTTTTAATAAGTTCATTATCTGTTTTTAATATAGTTTGACCTACAGAATGTTTAGATATATTTAATATTTTAGCTATTTTTAATTTTGTTCCTGTATAAGGGAATTGTTCTATTAATTCTAATATTAGTTGTTCAAGATGAGGATTTATTTTTTCACTATTAGGAAAATGTTTATCTATTAGAGAACAAAAAGTGTTTTTGTTTATATTTAATTCTCTTGCTATTTGATATCTCTCTTTATGTTGATTATCTTTATAATATTGTAAAATTTGCTCAGTATTCATTTATTATAAATATTACAAAAAGCAAAAATCAACAATGAAAGAAAAAAATACCAATGCCTCCAATAATTACTTAATAATTGATTCATATGATTTCCATTCAACTTCTTCATCATTTTTAGGGAATGCAAAAATGATATTTCCATTTTCATTTTTTCCCACAGCTATAAAACCAAACCCTTCACATATTAGATTAATATAATGTTCATTTGGAAGTTCACTAATTTCTTCATGAATATCAAAATCCTCAATCATTTCTGGGTCGTTGATTTCACACCATTGTTTACTAAATTCTGCCATATTAATTGTTGATAAATTGTATTACTTGTTCATAACTTCTAATACCTGTAAATTTATTTAGTTCTTGGTTATTTTGAACCAAAATAACTGTAGGAACACTTCTTACATTTGCAAGTTTAGCTCTATTCATTTCATAGTCTGTAGTTACTTTTTCTACAGAAATTACTTTTGATATTTGGTCCATTATAGGACCAAATGTTTGGCAGGGTTGACACCCTAATGAGGTAAAATATATTAGTTTTTTCATTTTATAAAATCATTTAATTCAATTAATTCTGAATGAGGGTGTTCTTCCATAAGTCGTTGAGTACCGTCTTTAAATAATGGTTTGGCTTGAGTCCAATCATCTGACCAATCATAGTATCCTCTTTTCATTCCTGAAAACACTTGGTTGTGTTTATTCAAAACAACAAACTCAGGACGATAATGTTGAATTTTGGTTTTCATATTCTTTTAAAACTTCTTCTACATATGTTTTAACATATTCCCATGTTACTAAACCATATTCATCAGCATATTGAATTGGGTCTTGAAGGCCTAACATTGTAAATGATTCTATTCTTTCAATAGAACTTCCACTTTTATAATCACTAAACCATTCTTCTATTTCTTCTATATCTCCATTTGATAAAGTATAATACATTTTCAGTTTGATAGGATCATAACTAGTATTAGTGCGTTTATAAATTTCTTTGTAGTCTAATCCTAATTTTTCACAACATTCAATTCCATCTTTTAATACCCCTGTTTTATCAGTTACATTATATGGAGCATAATAATCAACTTTATCTGAATCCCAATTTCCTATTTTAAAAGCATATTCTATGGCTTGTTTAAATTCTTCTGAGCAATCAGGGTATATTCCTTCTTTTTTATTATTATTATAATCACCCATATGAGTTCCTAATGCTATTACACAATCACTTCCTGTTTTTTTAACCACAGACAATGCTACTGCATATGTTATGGAAGAAAATATAGCATTACGGTTAGGTACAACTGATGTTAATGCGTTTTCATGGGCATAATGTCCTTTTTTCAATTCCATTGAGTTATTATCTACTAACCCACTTACTAACAATTCAGATAATCCATCTAATTTAATAATTTGATGTTTAACAGGAATCATATCAAGTAAAGTTGAATTAATATATTCAACCAATTGTTTTGCTCGTTCTAACTCAACTCGATGTTTTTGTCCATAATCAAAAGAAATACATGTACATTCATAACCTTGGGACAAAAGATGCAATAGTAAGGTACTACTATCCATCCCTCCACTTAGTGAAATTACAGCTTGTTTATTCATATTAAAAAGTTACTGTTGAAATTGTTTTAATAACCAATTCATGGGATTGATAGTTTTCCAAATCTTTATCTCTAGCTACTTGGAAATCTACCGTAGATCCATTTTTGGTTTCTACCCAAAGTTCTTTAATAAACTCTGTACTAGTGATTTTGTTGTTTTCGTCTCTTGTTACTTTAAAGACTGCTACTTTGTTTTGCATAATTATGTTTGATTTAGATGTTGTTAAAACTGTGATACTATTATTTGGAGTTGATGGAAATGTAATCCCACCGCTATTGTAAATACAACCTGCACTTCCCATAAGCGGTGTCAAAGAATGAGATATATTTAATTCTCCTGTAAATGTTTTGTTATGTAACATATTAAAATTTTTTTTTAAAAGGGTAAATCCTCTAATAATGAAATGTTATTTTTATTTTTATTTTTTTGTTCAGGAAATTTAAATTCTCTACTTAAATAATTATTTAAATATAACATTTTAACCATCAAAGGCTTAGTTTCAAAAATATTTCGAATATATTCAAGATCCTTAGCGTGTTTTTGTCCACTCGGGGTATGGGATTTTTTGGCATATTTAATTTTAGCATTCAAAATTTCATCTAAAATAAAAATATCTTTATCATAAATAAAAACACATACATCAATTTCCCCAATTCTAAACCTTATATGATTGGAATCATATTGATAATGATAAGATTTACATGGACTAATTTTTGATAAAAATTTAGCATATTCAATAAATTTTGAATTTTTTCTAATATTAATATCTAGGTCTTTGGGATTTCTATCAAGCAAATTAAGTTGACTCAAAAATAAAGATCCTCCTAATCCAATATCAGGAAATAGAAAATGCAGTACATTGAAAAGATCCAATGGACTTGAAATTGTTTTGGGTTTATTTTTCATGGTAATTTATTAGCAATGTCTCGGATAATTTGTTCTTGTTCTAAAGTAAGAGCCAATCTATGTTTTCTCAATTTACTTAGAATTTTTTCCCAATCTTGTGAATCAGCTACTTTATATTTCATGACTTTTTTATTATACAATTAATGTACGAAGAAGTTTTATTAATACCTAATTAAATTGAAGATTTTTTAAAATAAAAATCTAGAAATTCTTTTGGGTACAAAAGTATTTTTCCTTTATATCTTAAAGTATCAACATACCTTTCTCCAATTGTAATTTTTTGTTTCACAGCAAGTTCAGCTACTTGTTTTCCTAGTTCTGAACCAGCTGGTTTTCCGAGATAATCATAAAGTGATATCATGAGATACTAAATAATATTTACTTTTTATTTTACCATTATCAAAGGACAATTTCATTACACCATTTTTTATTAGATTTCTAAATGAATTTAGGTTATGAATCAGTAAATCAATATCAATATTTTTAGTATGGAAATGATTATTCATATTTGATTTTGGCTTATTAATTATCCCCATGTTATTATATCTAATACCATCTATGGTAGCCATAATAGGATTGGAGGTATCAATTGAATCAATAAAAGGTAGGTTTTTATATAAACTAAATTCAAAAGGACATGCTGTACCCAACAAATGAATTTTGTCTGTGGATTGAATTATATCTTTTTTATATAAAGTAGAAATAGTATAAACTCTACCTAAAGCTTGCGCCATATCCTTGTTAGGATGAGGAAATAAATCTTTGTAATAATCCGCCCCATATGAAAATGCTATTTTTTTATATCCTAAATCTTTATAAGTCTGATAACATATACCAGCATTTGTTATATTTTTTGCTTGAACTACAGCCACTTTAGTGACATTTTTAGGTAAATCAACTTTAGACCATTGTTTGGCATTGACAATGGAGGCATTCGTATCCTGCCATACATCAGGTATAAAAACACATTCTGGTTCTAAAATGTTTATCCATTTTATTAGGATATCACCTCCTATTGCTGTTCCAAGTTCATGTAAACTATTATCTAAATAAATAGGGATTCCTTCTTTTTTACATTCAATAAAATGATTTCTATATGTTTCATCTTGTTCTAAAAGATGAACAAGGGCATATTGGTAATCATTAAAATCTTTACTTATTTTAAGTAAACATAATGGAACCTCATGACTGATTTTCATAACTAGAATGTAATAAAAAAAGTTTGGTTTTCCAAACTTTAGTTTAATTTAAAATCAATAAGGACTTTCTTCTGCTCCTAAATATTCTTTAAATTTTTGATATGCTTGTTGTGGGGTTGAGTCAGCATTAGGTTCAAAATTATCAATTGTATATTCTAAAGCATCTTGTACATCAGGGTGATCTACATATTCTCTAGATATTAAATTCTTCTTTATAGCTTGATAAAGTATAACATCTTTTAAACTTCCAAAGGACCTTCCATCTAGTTCCCATACATCTAATTTCCACATATCAGAACGAGAATTTTCATTTAAACGAGATTGTGTAGTAATTTTATTTTCTGTAATGAATTTTCTTAAGTCAAAGTTATCTGCTGGTTTCATATGGTTATAAATATGTTAAATTTTAAGAAAGTTTTGTTTTTTGTAGTAGATTTTTAGATTCACGATAGGCAACAATAAATTCTTCCATTGTACCATGAAATGATTCAAACATGTCTTTTATTTGTTCTTCTGAACCTCCATAGTATGTTTTTAGGTTTTTGACTAAAAGTTCCCACCTATTCAAATCATCTTTTTCAGAATCTTTCAACAAACGTTTACGTCTTTCCCAATATAATTTTGTGATTTGTCTTTCATGCCAATCAATATCCTCATATGAACCAGTATAATTAGTTTTAAATTTGGATAGTTCTTGTTCTTCAAACCAATGTTCCCATTGAATTTGTTTCCAATAAGGTGAAACCTCAAAATCACCATTTTGGGCTTTATCAAAAATACAAGATGGTTTAGGTAAGAATTTGTGTTCTTGATAACGACGCCACCAAAAAAATTTATTGTAAGTTTTGTTTGGAAGGGGGGGAGATGGATTATATGATTTTTTCCAACTCAATACATCATCATAATTTATCATTTTAATAAAGGTTTTTTGGAATACCAAGTTCAAATCGCATTTGTTCTTGTTGTTCATATTCTTCAATTTGGGCCAAATCAGAATCTTGAACTAACAGTTCAATTGTAGAACACTCAAAACCCAAATCAGCATTATACATTGATAAAATCCATGTATTGGCTTCTTCTTCAGTAAGAAAATCAGCACTATCTGTGTAGATAGCAGGGGCATTATCAAAATCACCTGTTTGATAACCCATAAAAGCACGGAATTTGTTGTTGTTTGTCATAACTGTTTTTCTTATTACATGGTAAATATACGAAAGAAGACTTGAATTTCCAAGCCTTTTTTTATTTTTTATTTTTGATAAAATTTTCAGTATATTCTACTGCATCCTGATAATAATTTATATCTCGAGATAAATCTTTAATATATTGTGGGGTTTGTTTACGTCTTAAATCACCAGGAAGAGAAAGAAGTGCCTTCATTGATGGATGACTCATATGACTTCTCATTTCTTTCCTGGCAGCCTCAAGTTGGGATTTAAAAAATTCAAGTGCTCTTTCTGGAGAATTAGTTCCTAAACTGGCTGGGGTGTGGGGTGGGTTGAACTTATTTTCATTTAATACTTTAGAAACTTCCTCTTTGATTAGTTGTCTTAATTGTAAATGTCTCATGTGTTTATTATCTATTAAAGGTTAGATGTTAAATCGTCCCAAACTTTTGCAAAACCATCTTGTAATTTCATTAAAAATTCTTTATCTTGAATTACCCCATTATGATAAAAATAATTTTTTACTTCAACCATAGTAGTATCAACACCATTTATTTTTTTATTTATTAAACTCATACTAGGTTTATTATCTCCCTTAGTATCAATATTTATATTTTCATTTAATACTTTAGAAACTTCCTCTTTGATGATTTGACGTAGTTCTGATTGTTTCATATTGTTATTTGTTATAAATATATGAAACAAATTTTAGGTTTAAAAATAAATTTGAAAATTTATCGAAAGTTTTTAAAAATATCTTATAGTATCCTCGTCTTTGGGATTGTTTTTAGTAATATTATTTAGAATATTTATAAATTTATTGTTTTTTGTAGGAAAATTAGTATTTTCCCCGTAAATGTTTTCTTGAGGTTCAACCACAGGTTCTTTGGTTTTAGGAGTATAAACAGGTTGGGATTCTACTATAGTTTCTGGTTTTTTGTTTATTTGTGAGAAAGCAAAATTTGAAGCAATTACCAAAGATATAGCTAATGGGTCAAACACAAATATAATAACTAAAATATACCAATTTATAATTTTATCCATTTCAATACCTGTAAGAGAACTAATATATTTTAAAGGTCCTAATTCACTTTGACCAACAGCTGTAGTTTTTATCTCAAGTATTTTAGATTCAATAGCAAATATAGAATCATTTATGATATCAATTTTGGAGGATAATTTTTCATTTGATTGAGAAGCAGATTCAATATTTTTAATTGTAGCATTATTTGATTTTATTACTAGATTACCCTTTTTATCAGTATATTGAGTAGTGGATGCTTGAGATAAAGTACCTTGTAAATTAGCAATAGATTGTTTTTCTTTTAAAATATTGTCTCTAGTTTCCTCAAATAATTTCTTTTTGGATTCTAAAGCAGCAATTTTAGATTCTACTATGGTTGATTGGTCTTTAGTGGTTTGGTATGAACTACTTAAAAACCCATATATCCCAGCAGACGTTATTAATACTAATACAACAGCCGATATTGTTAGGTATATTTTAAGTAATTTAGGTAATGTTTTTCTATATTGATAGAGTAAAGACGCTATTATTAACTTGGCTATCTCTAAACAACTTGCCAAAACCATTACAGCCAAACTGGCCCCGGCAAATAACATACCGAGACCAGTTACACTGTAATAAGCAGCAGACACACTAACTGATAGTGCTGATAGTGCTATTAGGGAAGGGAATATTCTTTCTTTGATTTTTTGGAACATAATTAAACAATTTCACAACTAGCTCCTGTACACGCTTGCTGGTCCATCAAAGCTGTATTATCACCCATTTCAATTACTTTAGTTAAATCAACAGCGTGTAATGAAGATATCGCTGATTCAAACTCTTCTTTAGTTATTGTTTGATAAGGAGTTTGTACATAAGTTCCCAAGTCTTCAGGAAGGAAAGACAATGCTGTAAAGTATTCTCTATTTTCATATAACCAATCACCTACTGTAGGCCATTCATTTTGTTTGATAGTAACAGTAGCAGATACGTTATGCATATTTGAGCCTTTTCTGTGACCAGGTTTAATCCATTCTTTATTTACCTTTTTAATTCTCTCAAGCATATCTAAAGCCGATTCTTTACGAGTGATAGCATTTTCAGGGGCTTTTTGAGGAACAGATATTACCGCTTGAATATTAGGTTTAAAGAAATCATCTTCCAACATTTCAGGATGATAGATAGATAAATAAGTGTAAAGAGCTTCATTTTTACCTACACGAATCCTTCTCATATAATAATTGTCGTGCCATGCATGAATACCTGATGAAGTACCTAATACCAAAGAAGTAGTGCCTGATGGTTTTACTGTAGTAACACGAGCTGCCTTGTTGATATCAATAATTTTGGCTACTCGTTCGTTTTCATCACAAGCAATTTTGGCTGCTTGTTTCATATCAAGTTTTAAGACAGCTCCTGAAGCAATACCCGTCATTCCAATACCCAATAATGCTTCTTTTTCGGTGGTTTTTTTCCAAACATCTCTCAAGTAATGAAAATCAGTATATGAGGCTTGTAGTGTACCAATAAATGCTGCTGCTTTAGCTCTTGCATTATATTCTTCTTGTGTTTCTATATCTGAAGCGTTAATTTCACATAAGTTGCAATTATGTGTTATTATTCCATTAGCTATAAAATTATGTGAATCTTCAACAGTTATATCATATACTTCTTCTTCCCCTATATACTCAATACTTTCTATTGAAAATTTATTATGGTTTTTAAAACCATGAGTTACTTGATAAGTAATATTATCTAAATCATGTTGTTTTCTTGGATGTAAACTAAAACCAATATTATTTTTAAAAGTTTCTATGTTAGTTTTATTTCCTATTTGCAATATTACTTCAGTTTTACACCTCTTACTATTTTTCCTTTCAGAAATAGTATATTTACTAGATATACCAAATTCTGTAAGGGCTAATTGAATTTGTTGGGCTAATACAGGATTAGACATAGATAATTGAATAATTTTTCTATGTTTTGTATCTGTTACTGAACCATCAGCTGAGAATAAGGCGCTTAATATTCTTGCTTTATTTTCCATAGATAATGACCAATAAATTTCGGGTAAGGTTTTATCTTTAGCTGTACCAGGAGTAAGATTAAATTTATTAGCTATATATCGGGATTTGGTTGAACTAGTTACTAATGTAACTACTCCATTTTTATCTCTGTATGGGGTTAAATTAAATTCTTTACTTCTAGTAACTCCAGCATCTACTGCTTCTTGAAGAAGATTTTCAAATATAGGTTTTAAAACGTTTTTAGCAAAAACATCTTCTTCTGAACCAAAAACTAATCCTAATGTTTCATATCTATTTTTTAAATTATTAGGGTTATTAGTATAATAACCATCACCTAATAACCACCCAAGAAAATCATATTCATTAAAACCCTCACGTTCTATATAATTATAAACCACAGAAGTATTATCTTGGGCCATATAAAGGTTATGATAATCTAAATCCAAATCTTCTACAGCAACATATCCATCTTGTGTTAAGAATTTATGATTAGAAGTAGCTTTAATAGATGGCCCTCTATGGGTTTTTATCTCAAATACAGGTTTCACCCCAGTAGAAAATATTTTAAAACTATGTTTTGAAAAAGAACTTTTATCTTCAACAGTATTTTTATCACTAATATAATTTGATATTATCTTTGGTAATTGTTCTTTTTCCAAAAGTTCCTCTATTGTCTTATACCCCTCATCTGTTAATATTAAAGTATCTTTAGTTAAACAGAATTGGTTGGCTTTTAGGTTAATTTCAGCACAAGGGTTGGTACCTGCGTCTTTATCATTTGTAAATAAGAAACCGGGTTCACCACTATTGGAGGCTTCAATTTTTTTCCAAAGATTCAAAAATGTTTCTTTATCAATTTTATTACGAAGCAATACAGCAGAATTGTTTGCTCTTCCTCTTTGAGGGTTATTTTCCCACCAACTTCCAAACTTACATGTTAACATGTCTTCATCATGTAAATTAAATAAAGCAATTAGAGCTGCCCTTCTAATTCCACCTGATAAAACCGCATCAGCTAAATGACATATAATGTCATGGCATTCTAAAGTAGTTAGTTTTTCACCATCTTTTTTTCTATCAAAAATAGCTTGAATATGTACCAAAGCAATTTTCAAAGGTTCAGCACCGGGTGCACGACCTCCCACTGTAATTAATGAGGCACCTTTTGGTCTAATATCTCTAAAATCAAATAAAGGAGCAGTAGATGTATAACCAAAATAAGCCTTAGTTAACATACGAATGGCATCAGCCCATCCTTCAATTGAATCTCCTACTAAATAACGTTTTGATTTTAAAGGTTTTCTAATTTCAGGAAGTTTTTCTACATGATGTGTTTGAACTGAATACCCAACCCCACATCCTGAAAGTAGTAAAAACATTATTTCAGAAAATGCTCTATAATCATCAATTGGTAAATATGAACAATTAAATATTCTAGCATTATTGATTGCAATGGGTTTTCCTCCAAATTGAAGGCTTCTCATAGATGGGAGAACTTTTTTATCATAAACAAATTGATATGCTTCTTCAATTTCATCCTTTAATTGAGGATATTTTTCAATATGCATTTCTTTGTTACGTGTAACTAATTCTTCCCATGTTTCACGTCTGTTTTTTTCGGGTAAATACTTGGCGTATTTGAGGTGTGTGGTTATTTCACTTAGGATATGTGATTCTATTGTTAACATAATTTTTAATTACTTAATTCAAAAAATTTCTTTCTCATTATTTCTTTGTCTAAAGAATTTATATTTGAAAAACCTGTGGAGTTTTGGGGTGGTGGTTCATCTGCATCTTCATCAAATTCTCCTTGGATTTGTATATTTCCCGTAGAGGTATCAATATCAACTTGATATGTCATCCCATCTGTTCCGTACCTGTTTTTCATAATATGAAGTCTACCTGTTCCATTCATTTTGTCTTTACGTTTTCTGGATAAAGAAGCACTAAAATCAACTATCATTATTTTGTCGTATGAACCTGCTGATTTGTCTCCTTCAATAATATTGTCTTTTGCTCCAGCTCTGTTTACTTGAGATACACTCCAAACCGGTAGTTTTAAACTTCGTGCTAAACCTTTAGTGCCTATATAAATATCATCGATTTCATCTTTTCTTTCACCATATGCTTTCTTTGTTTTTAATAAGTCAACATAATCTATAATAATCAAATCAGGTTTAAAACCTAAATCAATACACTTTTTAATATGGGATTCAATGGTTAACAACGATGCCCTTTTAGGAGAGTATTCTCTAATAATTAATTGGCCAGGAACAGCATTTACTTGGTTTTCTACATTTGATTTAAAATTTCCTATATTTTGTACGGGGATTTGGGTTAAGCAAGCATCATATCTTTTACCAACATATGATTCCCCTAATTCTAAAGTATAATGTATTACATTATACCCTATTTTTAAGGCATGAGCCCCTAAAGCCACTAAAGCCCAAGATTTACCTCCTCCAGGATTTCCATAAATTAGTCCAAAATCTCCTTCTCCTAATCCTCCTTGCAACAATTCATTTAATTCATCCCAAGGAGTAGGGATTGGGTTTCTTTCATCTTCTCTGTATCTAGATTCTATGTCTTTATTGTATTCATGGCCTATGTTTTTGTCTTGACCTGCTTTTAGAGCATTATCAATCATGATTCTTATTGAATCATAGTCTCCTGTGTTTAAAAGATCTACACTGTTTAATAATGCCTTTTTTAGCTGTTGGTTTTTACAAAAATTAGAAAATTCCTCTTGTACATATTTTAAATCATCTTCGGAAGATTTATATGCCTCTCTTAATTGTTCTTTAATAGATATTTGTAAAACTTCATTATCAATTTTTTTCAATTCTACTTTTAAAACATCCATTGTAGGAACAGTGTGATATTTTTCGAAGTATTTTAAAATTTGTTGAATAATCCATTTATGAGATTGTGAATCAAAATATTCTTCACTCAATAAATCATGAATATTTAAAAGAAATTCTTTATGAGTTAAAAGAGAAGATAAAACCTTAATCTGGAATCCTGTTCCATATTGTGACAATTGTGATAATACCATATAACTTTTTAGTTGAAACTATTTATTATTTTATATACATCATTTAATGAAACTTCGGGATTTTTTATTAATTTACCTAAATTATCTTCATTATAAAATGATACAAAAGTTTTAATATCCAATTTTGGAGATGGGTAATTTATAAATTCTTCCAAATATTGTTTACCATCATCATCAATAAGTGGGTTGTGTAAATTCATTAATTTAAAGTTATTTTTTAATTTTGTTTCCTCATGTATAACTCTAGCATATGTTACATGTTCTTTTATTTTTGATTCTGCTATTTCCATTAATTGATCAAAAGTTAAGACTTGTTCTGCCAATTCAGGAAATTTTTTCAAAATTCCTTTTGGACCTAACCCTTTAATACCTTCAATTTTATCGGATTGATCTCCCATCAGTGTTTTATATAATATAAAATTTTCTGGTGGAATACCAAAGCTAGATTTAATAATTTGTGGGGTATATAGTTCTTTTTCTGTTGGCCTATATATTGTTATATTTTTGTTTATTAATTGGATATAATCTCGGTCATTGGATACTATGATTACATCAGAATTATGTTTTATAGACAATATATTGCTGATATATGCGATTATATCATCGGCCTCCACTTTATCTAAGCTAACTGTTTTTACAGGTAAACATTTTAGGTAATGAATTAAACGAGTTATTTGATTTATTTTAGCATCATTTTCCTCTTCCAATGAATCAAAGGTTTCCCAATTTGTAATTCTTGTTTGGTTTCTACCTGATTTATATTCTGCTAAAAGATTTTTTCTGTTAATAGAAGAACCAACTCCATCAAAAACAACATATACTGATGTTGGTTGGAGAGTTTTAACCAATGAATTTAAAGATCTTAAAAAACCTCCTAGACCACCGATGTGAGCACCATCAGGATTTACCATTTTTAACATGGCAAAGTTTCTAAAAAATAGATTTAAGGCATCTATTAATACTACACGTTCATGTGGGTTTGTATAAATTTTTTCTTCTTTAGAAACTTGGTCTAAGAGGTTTAATAAGTTTTTTTTGTTCATAAATTATTCTTCATCCATCAAATCCAAAGGAATATCCCTTGTTGATTCATCCCAATCTGAATTGTCTTCAATGATGTCAAATTTTCCATCACCTAAGATATCTTTCCATTCATTAGAATGGGCTTTCTTGTAAGTGTCAATATCCTTTTTATCATCTTTAATAAAACCATGAACCGTTGCTACCACTGTGTTTTTAGTTTGTAATCCAGTAACGTGATTTTTATCACATGATACTTTAGTTCTTACAGCAAATTCTACTTCTTTACCATCTTTAGTGGCTTTAATTTTGCTTGTACCACTATTAGTAATATTACCAAAAGTTAATACAAGTGAAGCATCCAAAAACATAGTTTCACCATTTTTCATTTTCATTTTGGGTTGGGACATAATGGTTTCTGCTGGTGCTACCCAAATTTTATTAATAGCTACCATTGAATTGGTATATGGTGCGTTTTCTTTTCTTGATAGAGGAAAACGTTGATTAATAAAATTACCAAATTGTTGAGACATTGCTCCTGCATTCCACATTGGGTTATTTTTATTAGCCTCAACGCTCATTTTACATGGTATTGAACCTATTGAATCCCAAAAGAAACACAAATCATAAGGTAAATTACCTTTTTTCTGTTCATCCAACAAATCAGCAATAAATTCAGCTACATCCTCAATAGTACCCAGTGATGCCCTATCTCTATAAATGAAAAACCCCGTATGATCTATTACCTCACCCGTTGTTTCATCAACAACGTCTTCTAATTGGAACCCCATTATGCGTGCATGACTCCAGGACCATTTCATTTCGGTGATAATAAAAACAGGTAAGATACCCATTTTTTGAGCGCTAATTGCTAACTCAAGCAATGCAGTGGTCTTACCTGTATTACTATGACCTCTTAATAAAGTAATATGACCCACTGGAGCACCTGCTACAGAAATTGATTCTTGTAGGGCTTCAGACAATGGAATCCATTTCTGTTCTTTAAATTTAACTGTACCATTAAGTAATTTTTTTTCCTTAAACTTTTCTAAATTGAAATTAGATTTAAGTTCTGCAGATACCGCTGCCGTTAGTGATTCACTTTTTTTAGGTCTTGCCATAACTTATTGTCTTAATTAAAATGGTAAATCACTAGGTTTAGAATCATCATCTTCTTCAAACAAAGCATCAAACTTATCTGCTTTAGTTGTTTTTGTAGGTGTTCCAAATACTTTAGAAGTATAACTTGGTTCAGGAATAGCTTCTGTAGTATCTTCTTCACCTTCATCTTCTGGATCCTCAGGAGTTAGGAAATTTTGTAGAATGGTTTTCAATGAATCAAAATCCATTTTCTTTTGAACCTCCAACACATTGGGTTGTTCTTCTAGCCATTTTTTAATTTGTTCAGAATCCGAACTAAGAGGGGTTTGTTTTGGTTTTACTCTAATTGAGGTTTTTAGTCCTTGACGTCCACCAATATCTCCTTTAACGGCTTCAACTGTAAAATCTCTACCTTCGGAAATGTTAGTGTAATCTCCATAATCTTCATCTTCAGCAATACCTAAAAGTTGCATGTAAATTTCTTTACCAAACTCCCAAAGTCTAACACCTTTTTCTTCTTCACCACGCACAATGACAGGGGCATAAACCCTCATTTTAGGGTCTAATTTTTTAGCCAATGACCAATTTTCTTTTTCATTGGTTTTTCGTAATTGAGAAGTGAATTCAACAATAGGGTCTTTTTCACCCCAATTTGTTAGGGCAAAAATAGGGAATTTACCAAACCCATAATGAACAAAAATCTCTTGGAAAGGATTTTGTGGGTTTAGTTTGGAAGGTACAAAACGGATTTGGTATTTACCTTCTTCTTTTGGTTTCCAGTAAACTTTTGAGTAATCGATTTTCTCCTTGCTTGTGTTTTTTGACTGTAATGTTTGTAGTCGCTGTTTAATTGATGCAATATCCATAATCGTATAATAATTTGTTTTTAATATATTCGGAAATATAATAACTTGAGTTTATATAACCAAGTTAAGATGAAACCTTTTTGAAGGGTTATTTATTTTAATTAAATAAATTTAGTTTTCTTTTTTAAATACTCTATATTCTCTACCAATTTAGGAGATTTTTTCATTAGAATAACCTTCGTTAACGACCAATTTATTTTCTGTAATAAATTTTTTTAAATCAAAGTTATCTGCTGGTTTCATGTGGTTATAAATATGTTAAAGTTCGAGAATTTTATAAAGTTTGGTTTTGAGAATTTTTAATTCCCCATTTTGGGTCAATAAAATGCTGTTTTTATAGGGTTGCCAATTTATTTTAAATGTTGGGTCTACTATACCTCCATTCAACCCTTTAATAACCTCATTTAATCCATTCAAACTATATAAAACATTGAAATCTTTTTTTCTATGCAATGAAATAGTATTTGGTAAAATATTGTTTATATTTACTGAATCAATATTGTATGTAGTAACATATTCGTTTGTACTTTTTACATATAGTACAAACATTTTATTGTATAGGATTGAGTAATTATTTGTTAAATTATTTATTAATTGATCTAACCCCTCTAACTCTGTAAAAGTAGCAAATAATTTATTGGTAAGCATGTGGTCAAAAAATTGTCCATCATACATATCAAAGGGTTGTTGTAAAGTCATATGTTTTTCCATAACTGATTTTTGTGTTTAGTTTATATTTTTCAAATATTTTTTTAATTTCTTTTTTAAGGTATTGTTCTGCCGTGTGGATTTCAAACAGAAAACTATCATAACAGTATAGTATAATTTTACTTTGTTTTCTTCTTAATAATTTATGAATATCCAACAAGATATAGGTATTTATTGCACTTTCTATATTTTGTAACATATAATTGAATAATTTTTGAGGGTTCATGTTTTCTAATTTGGACTTTTCAAAACAATAACCTGAAACAGGTACAGTAACTTTACCTGAGGTGTTGAATTCTTGCCAATTGTTATCAATAAAAGATTTTACTTTTTGAAAAAATTCCAAATTTTCATATTCTTTAAATATCCCACCATAGAGCTGTTGGAAAGTGATTTTTTTTGCTTCTTGGATGGGTTTTTGGTATAGGTTGGCAAAGAATTGGTGTATGTCATCAGTACCAAAATCATAGGCAAGTAAACGACCAATAATACTAGGATGATAGGCACTAATATCGAACTCAACCAGTTCATGACTCGATATGAAGCTCCTCCTTGTGCCATTTTTCTTATCTATAGCTAGAAAATTAATACCATTAAAAGCGTTACTTGGTCTACGTGTTGTTGTATCCAATTTATAATAGGTGTAAATTCTATTATCTTGTATTGAATAAAATTCATTATTGATTTCATAATATTTATCTAAGGTTCTTTTTTCTATTTGTATTCCATTTTTTTCAATTCCAAAAAAAGCCAATATTGTTTTGTTGTTGTAAAAATCATAATATTGGGGCAATTGTTTTGGAATAATTTTGGTTATGTGGTTATAAATATGTTGACATTTTTCATAGTGCTTAACAACAGGAATTATTTTATTTATTTGTGGAAGATTTGAATGTTTAGAATAAAAAAATTCATGTGTTTTTGTGTTGAATGGTTTATTTACATTTCCTAAAATAGATAAATCATTTATATTTTTTAAGGGAAAATAATATAAAAATGATTTTTTATCACGGACCCAAATAACATCTATACTTTGTAATATAGTTGTTATAGTTGTTATATACAGCGAGAATGTTTCACTATGGCTAACCCCCAACATATAACCTTTAGTTTCATTAAACGGTCTTATATAAACCAATGAAATATCATTTAATGCAGGATGAATATGGTCATGGTATGGAATTACTTCAACAAAAGCCTCTTTAATAGGAAATTGTTTTAGATAGTCCAATTGTTGTTCTGTTTCTATTAACCAGAATGCCATAACCTTGATTGATATCAATATAATAAAAAAGGCTTGAATTACCAAGCCTTAGTATTGAATTCTATTATTTGTTAACTGAAAACATCAATCAGTTCTTTTAATACAAGTACTATTTCCTCATTCGTCATTAAGTCCATTTGGTATTTGTTGCCCACCTTATATAATTCTTTCATTAGACGCATTTGGGGTATAGAAAGTTGACCTTCATAGTCAGGTTTAAAGGGGGGTTGGTTTTCTTTTAGAGCTTTTTTATCTCTTCTTTGATAATTTGTCTTAGTTGTAAATGTTTCATAATTGTTATGTTTTATGTTCGGGTATAAATACACGAAAAAAATTAAAGTTTCAAAATAAACTTGAAAGTTTATCGAAAATTTTTATTGATAATATTTAGAATAATCTTTTTTTAAATATTCATTTAATCCTATAAATTTTTGTCTTAAAACCAATAAATCAACACTATTTCTATTTGTTTTTATTACTTGTTGTTTGTCTCCGCTTATTTGCCAATCTATAAAAAATGGTTCATATAATTGCCATAATATTTGTGGGTCTTTAGAAACAAGTTGTTTGTATTGTTGTTGATTTATTTCAATATAAATAAGTTCATTTGTTTTTTTGCAAAAATATCTTCTAAATTCTTTTATTTGGTAATCTTGTGTAGTTGGGGTAACAGGAGAATAATAAGGAACAAATTGAACTGGAGGGTTGTATGGATTAATATTTTTAGTATTTAAATATGTAATAATTGTATTAACATTAAAATTTGTTACAAATTCAAAAGCGTTAGGGTTGTCTGATGATATGATTAAGGCAACTTCTGGAGCATTGTTTGTATTAAATATATCTTCAGATGAAAATTCTAAATTAGTAGGGATTAATTCTGTATTAGGTCTATCAGAAGGATTTCTTCCAGTATAAAATTTCCCATTTGATGTTTTAAAATAATATCCGATATATGATGTTAATGTATCTTCAGTTACAAATTCATTACCATTAGTATATAAATTTGAGGTTATCTGGGATTTAGGGTAATACATTTTACACTATATTATATATTGTAATTTTATTTTGGTTAACTAATGTTTTAGCTTTATTTACATTTGACTGTCCTTCAGTTCCCGCTCCCCATGACATATGAAAATGTTTAGCAGTAGCTGCTTTTGTTGGTGAAGCATATTCATTAAGAAATCTAAATGAGTTATTCCCTGCTGAGAACCCTAATAATATATTTTCAATTGCTGATATATTACTTGGGGTTGCAGGATTTATTGTAAAATCTACTCCTTTACCTAATTTATGTCTGCTGTTGTAATTTAATGTTTTATGAAAACTATCATTACCTCCTGTAACGTTAATAGAAATAGAGGGGAGTTTTTCTTTAATAGTTTTAAAAACAGATGAAGCAGCTTTATATGTTTCAAAAGTAATATCACCTCCACTGGATAGTTCTTTGTTTTTTTCGATGTATCCTAAGGAAACTAATACAGCTCGTAATGCATCTGCATTTGGAGTATTTCCAGAAAATGTTGTTGATGGAGTTTGTCCTCTATTTTCATCTCTATTAGTACCAGATGCCACAGCACTTTCACCAATTGAAGATCCAAAAGGATTTTTTGGAATAGCTATAGATTCTAGTGTTGTAATCCATTCATTATTTTGAACAATATCGGTTATACCTTTTACTAAAAATTCTAAAGATGTTGGATAATTGGATGGTAAATAAGTAGTATCAATTATATATTTTTGATATATTTTAATACCTGACAATCCATCCATTGTTAGGGATAAATTAAATGGTAAAAACCCAGTATTGGGGGATGCAGGTAGGGATGAAAGGTTATTGGTTTGTATGGCAACGGAAGCTGATTCTGAAGTTAACCCTACTGCTTCTAAAGTTTGTTTAGCTTGGTCATATTCATAAAAATTTGTTGCTGTACTTGTGAAATTATTAATGGCTTCTTGATTCCATTTAGGATATGCATTGTCTTTCCATGAACCTAAATCTCTCATAAAAACACTGAAAGCATCCAATGCAGATGAATAATTTTCATTTATTGAACTTGTTCCTACTGTTTTGGTATCATTTCTAGTTTCAATTGTTGTTTTGAATCTATCTTCTAAACCACTATTCATATTAGCCAATGCCGTTGAATCTTGCCCTACAACATATCCATTTTGTGTAGAACCAATTGTAATCATTGTGGCTAAATTTGGTGAAATTGTAGTTTCAAAATTGATATCTCTAATAAAACTAGCAATAGGAGTTTGAGTATCTATTCCAAAAAAACCATATACATTAAATTTGGCTAGATCTGTTGGTTTATTAAAGAATTTTAACCAAGCATCTCTATCAGGTAAAGATACTTCATCCGTAAATCTTATTATACCTTCATCAGGATCTATAGTTACTCCTAATTTACTAAAATTACCTGTTACTTCATTCCATCCCTTACATAAAGAATCCAATAAATCATATAAAGAAACTTTACCTTCATTATTTTTCAATGAATCCATAGTTGTAAGTATCCATTGCATATTAAAATATGAATTCATTATATAACCATAAACATTTTTAGATTCGGACGGGGAAGATACTCTAAAAGTATTGGCTTTAGATGCAAACGATAAAAACCCACTTGGAGTATTAAAACTTGTATTAAAAATACAAACATCGGGTCTAGTACTTAATTGACGAGCCATCAAGTATATGACATTAGATTTTTCATTGTAATCTATTTTCAATATAGGTACTTCTGGTTTTTCTACATATGGCAATATTTTATTTTGTATGAATTCTAGTAAATATCCTAATCTCACATAATATTGTGTTGGACCATTTTGATAGTTTTGTCTAAAAGCTACAACATCATATGAATCTGTTCCTTGTTCTCCTAAATAAGCAGTAGCCATTCCATTTGAAAAACCACCTAAAGGTTGTAGTATTTGTTGTAATCTATAAAGTTCTTTTCCTATTTCATGAGTGTCCTTAAATGATTTTATTACATTTTCGGGTGTTGGTTCTGGGGGGGTTGGGGAATTAGTTTCTTCTTTTACTTCTATTTTTCCAGGAAGTAAAGTATTGGATTTTAATGATTCTATTATATCTCCTAAACTTCTTAAAATTAATGTGATATCGTAGGTTCCATCTTTGTTAAATTTCCAATTAAAATTAACTACTTTTCCTATTATAGCATTATAATTTCCACAAGATTCCTTTACTTTATCTTTTATTTTTTCGTAATAATTATTATATTTAATATTTCCATCTAAAAAACTATCTGCTAAACTGTGGGGATTATCTGATATGTAAGTAATATTATCTTTATAATAAGAACTATTACCCCACTCCAATAACATACTGTAGCCTAACCTCAAGTATAATAAATCAATTATATCAAATTGTT